GCGCGAGCGCGCCCAGGTACTCGTCCTCATCCAGCAGTGGCACCTGCTCACCGCGGGCCAGGCACAGTGCGTCCGATTCGGCTTCGTAGTCCAGCGACGGCTGCGCCAGTTCCGGGTGCTGCTGCCAATACCTTTCGCCCTTCATGTGCAGCATCGCCCAGTGCCAGGGCTCGTCGTGGAAGATCAGCGCGTATTCGTATTCGCGGCCGGGGCTCTGGTCGGGATAGCGCTTCCGTGCCTGTTCGAGCGCCTGCGCCTCGGGCACCTGGCCATGGTGGACCAGACACCAGGCGAACAGGTGCCGGCTGTCTTCGATTTCGGTGGTGAAGTCTTCCACCGGCATATCGGTGTTGGGCATGGTCGATCCCTGTGCGCGGATCAGATGCTACCGACGCTGCGGGTCGCGCGGGGGGCGGGGGGCAATGAGATCTGCAACAAGTCGTGCGAGGTCGCGTGGGGGCCCATCACGATTCGAATCTGGAATCGACGGATTATGGGACCTCTACAGCGCTTCCACGCGCCTCCACAGACCTTCCAGCCGTAAACCACGCGGCTGATTCCCAGGCCCCGCGACCATCTTCGCTCATCTTTGTGCACCTCCTTCCGCTGACAAAAGGTCGCCGAGCGGTCGCCAATCGGCGCAATGAAGGGAATGCTCGGAGAGAACGGACTGGCCGCCTTGCCGATCGGTCAACGTGCCTCGGATCCAGCGTCGCGTGGTGTGGGCCGGCCGAATGTGCGGAAGCTGGCTGGCGGTGGGCTGAAGTTCCGCTACAGATACACCAAGGCCAACGGTCAACGCGATCGCGTCGCGGCCGCACCACGAGGGAGGGCGCAACCTTCGCGGTGAGATCGCAACTGCGGCAGCCGCCGTCGGGCTAGCGAGAGAACAAGCCAATTGCTACCGCGGCACGGAATGGCCATTTTGCCACTCATGCGCTCGCCTTCCGAGAAAGGGTATTTGTCGCTTTACGTCTACCGATGCGTGATTGAGAACACCCAAGAGCCAAGCGTAGCCAGCAGCAACGAATTTCTGGTTGACAGTGAATATCACCCCGCAATATGAAACCCCGGGAATCGAGAGGCAGGGGATCAGCGCCGAAATCAGTTATCACCACGGCCCGAGGTCCAGTCCATCGCAAAGCTCCGCGACGACAAGGGAAAAGGAATCAGGTGAAGATCAGTAGAATTCTCATATATGGAATGCTCGTCATCGGCGTAGTCGCAACCATTTCCTGGTTGGCCTGCAGACCATCCGATGTCACAGGAAGCAAAGGAGATGAGGTTCCTCTCAGTGAAAAAAGCACTTCGTCAACGGATATCGCATCTGAATCAAGCATTCATCAATCCTTGCGTTCGCCACACCAATCCATCGAATCAACAGTGGCTTTGGGTGGCAAGGCATTTCTGCTCAAGATCGAAACACCTCACTACGAAGGCGACGCCTCGGAATACATTGACAGGCGCATCGCGGCTGCACGGGCCGGCGATGCCCAGTCGAGCTATGAGATCCATAACCGCATTGCCAGTTGCAAGCGGGCGCTTAACTCAGGTGATGCCGATGAGTACAAGGCCTACGCATCAGTGGAAATCGGCCAGGAGATTGGCCACTGCCAAGGGCTGATAGGGCGAACGGAACTCGGAGATGAGAATTGGCTCTCTCTTGCTGCCGCCCAAGGGTCGGTCGAAGCGAGACTGATTTTCGCCAAAGACCCGAAAGCCATCATTGGAAACTTGACTGAAGCGCTCAAGGATCCGGAACGAATAACCAATTATCGAAGGGATGCGATTGATTATCTAAATGAGTCGGTATCACAGGGAAGCGTCGACTCGATTGAAGCCCTTGCTGACATCCATGACCGAGGGATCATTGCCGATAAATCCCCTGAAAAGAGCCTTGCATACTGGCCCGCATATCAGCGCGCGCACCCCAATAGCCAATCGGCGGCGTCCATTGCGAGACTCTCCAAACTGTTGCAGCCCAACCAGATAGAGCGATCCAACGAGATGTCTGAGGCCATATACAGGTCCTGCTGCTTGTAACCCAACAGAAGTTTCCTACTCACCCAACATGGCGCACGATGAAAGCAATGAATTCAAAGAAATGGTTGATTGCAACCTCCCTGGTTGTCGCGATTGCTTCCTCTTGCCCACCCATAGCTCGCCCCTTCCAACTAAACGAATAATCTAACACTGCGCGAAATCTCCCAAAATCGCTATCAGGTGGGGGTTCCGACCCGTGCATCACAAGACGTTGTGCTAGATTCGGGACAGTGTTCCTGGCGCGAGAGGTACCTTCATGGATGCATGGCTCGACAAATGCGCTACTTCATCAAGGCGCGGAGATCGGAGTCACCTCCGGCTTGCAGCGTATCGCTGCCTCTCAATAGCCGTTTCAGCGTTGATACTGTCAGCGTGTTCGAGCGGTGCCTCAACAACCCCATCGCATAAATCTAATCAAAGACAGTCCGTCAAATCAGGGAGTGAAATTGGTATGGAGCGATTCAAGAACGACATCGAGCGCCTGTCTAGTGTACGTTTTGATGATGTCGACGCGTTAAATGAACAGCTCCACACGCATCTGGGAGAGCCGACACGCCAGGACGTGATGGACGAACGGATCGCAGGACACGGAATGTTGGGCGACCTTGAGGTCCGGAACATCAGGCTGAGAAGTGCTGCTGACGATCCTGCGCTCGCGAACCTGATCTTTGAGATCGCACCACCAAGCATTGCGCTCAAGGAAATCATCTGGGAAAACTCGACCAAACATCCACCTCGGCCTGACGCGCCTGGCTCTCGCCCTTACTGGTCTGCGCAGGTGAACGATGCAAAGGTCGTGCTCGGACTCGATTCCGATAACGTGACGCTGACCTACATATCGATCAGTCAGCGCTGATCCCTGTTATTGCGAAGGAGCCGGAGCATGGAGCGTACTGAAGAATCTGGACTGCCACAGCCGCAGGAGGGAGGCCGCGCAGGAGCCACACGGCGTCCCGCATCGCCATTGGACGACCCCTCCTTGGCGCCGCTTCTAGCAAAATCCCCAACACTTCAGGCGGGCCTCACCCAGGCGAGGCGTGAAGGCATCGTTATCCAATGGGGGGCAGCCGGTGAAGGCACTTATCTTATACCCGGCGTCAAGATCGTTATTGACGAGAATGCGATTGGGCAAGGCTCAAGGATCGCAAGTTCTCTTGCTCACGAAGTTGGGCACCATCTCTTCACCGAACCCGAAAATCGAACTTCTAAGCAAGCCTATGTGAACAGCGAGCTGCGAGGAGAAGCCGCCGCGACTCTCAGCAATGTCCAGGTCCAGCGTGAGATCGTTGCAGCTGGCGGTCCAGATATTGGCGTTTCCGGCACAGGTAATCGTCCACAACAATACGGAACCATTGCGGCGGAACTCCAGGCCGGACGGATCAACCGTAACCAAGCACTTGGGCAGATCGCTGAGGTGTTCAAGACAGAGGCTCCGTCTGTTGGTCCTCATGCGACATACGAACTCTACTATGGCGACTACTACGACCGGGAAATAGCACCCACGCAACGGCGGCGTAGGCCAGATCCAGAATTTGACGCCGAGCGCATTGCGGTTGCGGAAAGAGTCGGTTCGGACAGCGACGACTCGCCCTCACGGCAGCGAGCATCCTCCTCAGCCCCTGAACTCGGCGATGCTGACCGCTCTCTCTACATGCAGATTAGGGCAGGTGTGGAACGCCTGGACGCAGAGCATGGGAAACCTTGGGACGAGTCGAGTCAGCGCATGTCTGCAAGCTTGCTGGTACTGGCGAAGGAGCAGAGCCTTTCACGGGTTGACCATGTTGTCTTGAACAATCCGACAGAGAACCTAGCTCGAGGTGAGAGGGTCTTCATAGTCGAGGGAGCAATGGACGATCCCGCCCATCGTCGAGGCCATATGAATACGATGGATGCGCTTCGCGCACCGGAGGCGGAATCGCTCCATCGCGCTGATGCGTTGAGCCAATCACAAGCAGCGAGCCTTGAACAACAACCGGCACAGCAGGCGCATACGCAAGACGGGCCATCGTTCTCGAGATAAAGCCGTCACTGTGCTATCGGCGCCATTCATTCCACCGCCTTGGCCCACAAGTGAGCGCCCACGCTGCAGCTCGGGCGCTCTCGAATCATCATGCGGTCGCCTCCAGTTCGAAGGGTTCGAAGCGGATCACGTCCTGGCCCAGCCACTCGTTAATAGCTGCCATGTGCGTCTGCAGCGGCGCCAGTTCCATCGCCGCCCACACGCCCGCCGCGTCGCGGATCGACCCAAACCCGCCACTGTTCTGCGGCACGATACCCAGAAGCTGCGGTGGCACCCGGAGCACCGCCAACATGTCATCGCGGGTCACACTCTTGATCCCGGTGAACTCATCTCGGACCGCCACCTCACTGACCGGGGTCACCTGCAAGCCGTCCTTCTTCCCATTGGGCGAGTGCACGAACAGGTTCTTGAAATTGCCCGGCCCGCGCGACTGCCGCAGCGCGTCGCGCAACGCGTCCACGTCCAAGCCCTCGGGTTGGGGGTCGGTCATGTAGAGAATGTAGCCGGCGTGCGAACCGTTGTTGTAATACTTCCGGCGGAACAGCGTGGCCGACTCGTTCAGCAGCGCGGCCTGTACGGCTGGCATCCACTCCGGCAGGCCGTAGATCTCCTGATCAGCATCTGCCTCTCGCAGCTGGAACACCTCACCGGCGGGAAACTCATGCTCTACCCGTGCGGCACGCACCGGGAAGAACTCACCGGGCTGCACGCCACGGCGCACGTACTGCGCCAGCGGCACCGCCAGACTGTGCGCGGCTCCTGACATGGGGCGGCGACGCTCGACATACCCCATGCCGAAGGTGGTGTAGTCCAGCGCCAGCTGCGAGAACGCCTCACGGCTCAGCAGCCGGTGCGGTCGGAACGTGCGCACCAGCATGTTGCGTTTGAATGTCAGGCCGCTGTGCAGGTACGGGTTGGAGCGCGTTGTGCGCGACAGCCCTTGCAGATCCACCGGTGGCTCGAAGTAGCGGCCATTGCGCCAGCATTCGAGGTAGTCGAGGAAGCCGCGTGATTCCAGCACAGGGCTGGCCTCGCCAAAGGTGAAGGCTTCGATACTCACCGGCGGCGCGGCGATGGCGCTCTGGTCGGTGTCGGTCATCAGAAAATCTCCATGGTGCCGCGCGCAGCCCGTCCGCCTTCCAGCGGCTCGCTCTGCAGCGCGTGCGTGAGTGCCCAAGCCAAGTCAGCATGGCCGGTGGTACGCGAGCGCCCGGCGGTGTAGGTCACCTGGCGCCCGCTCGGGGTGATGGTTTTCTGGATCGCCAGCAGTGACTGCGTGAGGTCGATCCAGCCGGCGTCGTATTCCTGCCGTTCGTCATTGATTACGTCATAGGCTTTCAGCACCAGCCGCGTTTTCACCTCGGGCGAATAGTTGAAGACAGTCACGCCGGGGAAGAACTGGCGCACCAGCTGAGCAACGCAGGTGCCCATGCCGGTCGCATCCACGCCGATGTAGGTCACCCAATAGCGCTTGGTGATCTGCTCGATGAACGCCGCCTGGTCTTTGAACTCCATGCCCTTGAACTGGTGGCGTTCCAGCACGCGGAACTTGCCCCCAGGCACCAGCGGCGGGGCCACAACCACGATGCCCGCGCTGTCGCCGGTCTCAGCCGGGTCGTAGCCGATCCACACGGCGCGGTCGCCGTAGGGCCGGACGGCAAACGGCTTGTAATCGACCTGGCAGGGCTGCAGCATCGTGAGCGGGAACACACTGGCGCTGTCGTCCACGAACTCGCACATCAGCAGGTTGGCGAACTCCTCGGCGCTGTAGTCACGGCGCAGTTCCTCGATATCGAACAGGTCACAGCCACGGTCCGCCGCGTCCAGCACGGTCACGATCTGGCGCCAGATGGCGTCCTCGCAGGGCCTGCCACCCATCAGGCGCGCATGGCTCACGTCCAACACCGAGGGCAACCGTGGCGACAAGCAGGATGCGGCCGGGCACAATCGCCCACCACTACGGGCCGCTACGATCACGACTTGCCAGTCGTGAAACCACCTCGCAAGCGTTGAGTTTTCCCGCGAATTTTCCCGCCGGCACAAAAAAGGCACTTGGGCGTAAGCCTAAGTGCCTGTTTTTTTATGGTGGGCCCACCAGGATTCGAACCTGGAACCAAGGGATTATGAGGCCTCTATAAGGCTTCCACGCGCTTCCACAGGCGCCCCGGCTTTAAGCTAAGTCGTTGATTTTCTCAGGTTGTGCGACCACCTGCGCCCATCATCGTCCACCTCTTTCCACGGACAAACGGTCACCGAGCGGTCACCAATGGGCGCATCAAAGGGAATGCTAACAGCGAAGGGACTGGCCGCACTGCCGGCCGGCGAATGGGCCTCAGATCCGGCGCCCCGCGGCGCGGGCTGCCTGGACGTGCGCAAGCTGGCCGGCGGGCAGCTGCGGTTCTACTACAGGTACACGAAGTCCAACGGGCAGCGCGACCGTATGCTGATCGGCACCGGCCTGGCACTGACCGCAGCGCGCGAAGCGGCGGCGGCGTTGTCACGGCGGTATCAGGCCGGCGAACGCGATTTGCGCGACGCGATCGCGGCCGAGGCAGCGGCGGCTGACCGCGCGAAGGCTGAGGCCCTGGCCGAATCGACACGCCGATCAGGTGCAACGCTGGGCGCTCTGATGACAGCCTATGTCCAGAGCTTGGAGGACGCGGGCAAGGTCTCTGCCGCCGCGACGCGCGCTTCCATCAAGCGCCATATCGAGGATCCGTGGCCCGCCCTCTGGGCGCGCCCGGCGTCCGAGCTTGAGCTGGATGATCTGCTTCCGATCCTGTCGCGACTGGTGCGCGCCAAGAAGCTGCGCGAGGGCGGCAAGATCCGGTCCTATCTGCGTGCGGCGTATGCAGCCGCGATCGCAGCGAAGCAGGACGCGGCTGCCCCTGATGCTCTGCGCGTGCTCAACGTTTCCAGAAACCCGGCGCGCGACCTGGCCACGCTCGACAGCGGTCAGCCGCGCGACCGGGTTCTGTCGGTGGCCGAGCTTCGTGCCTACTGGCGCCGGATTGAGGCGATGCCCGGGAGGGAGGGTGCCTTGGTGCGCTTCCACCTGCTGACCGGCGGGCAGCGCATTGCACAGCTGATGCGGCTGAAGTGGTCAGATCACGATCACGACACGGACACCGGCACCGGATCCGTCCGCTTGCTCGACATCAAGGGGCGTCGCCGCGTGCCCCGCGTGCACCTGGTGCCACTGCTCCCGCTGATGGCCGCGGATCTCGCCGTCTTGCGCGGCGATGATGACAGTGACGGCGACGGCGCCGGGCCGCACCTGTTCTCGCTTACCGGCGGAAAGGCGCCGGCCACCTATGACGAGTTCCGAGGAATCATGGATCCGGTGGTGGCCAGCATGGTGGCCGCAGGCGAGCTGACATCGCCGTTCACGCCGGGCGACCTACGACGCACGGTGGAGACTCGGCTCGCTGCGCTGGGCCTGTCGGAAGAAGTCCGTGGCCACCTGCAGTCCCACGGCCTGAGTGGCGTCCAGAAGCGGCATTACAACTTCTTCGAGTACGACGCGGAGAAGCGCGCTGCGGTGGAGGCCCTGTACGAATTGCTTACCGGCGCCAGTGCGACGGTGGTGCCGATGCGCAAAGGCCTGAGCCGCTAGAACGGCAGGTCCTCGGGTAGATCCAGGCCTGCCAGGCGACCTGCGGCGCGTTGATGACTGCTGGCCGTAGCGCGCAGCCGTTGCGCGCTCTGCCGGCGGCGCGCGCGGCAACGCCAATTTCCAGAGGTATCTCGTTCGAGGTCCGACGCCTGCCGCAGCTTGGCCGCAGCCTTGGCCTCCAGCGAGGCCGGATACTTCTGCGAGTCCGCCATCGGTGCAGTATGCTCGCGCGGGGTCGCAGAAGCAGCGACTACTCCAAAAAAGCGCGCCATCGTTTGATTGCGATGAACTAGAGCGCCACTTCGCGATCTACCCACCAAAGTGCATCAGCGGCTTCTCTTTCCAAGACCTCTTGATGGACGCCTCACTGAATCCTTCTTTCCGGACTGTTGTGCCGCAACCAAATGATCGATGCCAACTGCAGCCAAGGCCGCATCCTCAGGCGATTCTTGTTTAGGCTCCGCAACCATCAACCTATACCGCCCACGGCCCGGACGCATCTTCGACGTCTCTACCTCTACCACTTCGACCCCTGGAATTTCATTACCAAGCTCAGGATGCTTAGCAAGCAGTCCCATGAGGTGACCTACGGCAGGAACGGGCACAGCTTGTCCTGTTTCATAGCGACTGAAGGCGTTATGTCCGCCCCCCGTCAATAGACCCGCAGCTTCCTGTGTAAGCCAGAGACTTCTACGGGCGGCTTTGAGCTTCTTCGCCTCTTCATGTCTAGCATGCAGCACCAAGGCATCGCCAGCATTTGCGAAGCGCTCTCCACTTTCAGGGTCCATGATCACTTCGCCGCAGGCAGCGCAAACCGTGCCACTTAGCCCTGCAACCTCGACGCGGTAACCACCAGGGGCCTCAAGGGGAAGGGTAATTTGCTCGAAACGCACCCATTCATTTTTCGCCCCACACATCGAGCACTGATCGGCCTCAACTTGAGGTACGTTGAACGCCTTGAACAGTTCGGCAATGTGAGCTTCGTTGGTCATGGTATTCACCTGTTGTTGCCGTGGATCAAAGAAGAGGTTTGAAGCTGATCACCACACACTTCTGCGGGTGCATTGGGCTTAGCTTGACGTAGGCCTTCACACCGCTGGGTACCGGTACGCGATACACGTCCTGCCACACGCCCGGGCGCTTCAACGCTTCCATAGACTTGTAGAACATCCCCCCGTCCATAGAGGCAATCACTGCGAGCGCGTCTTTACGGGTCAGCCCCAAGGCCACAAGCCCTGAGGTGGTAGCGGGGTTTAGGGCGTCTGTGCCAATCGCCTCACAGACTGCTTGGAATAGAGCCAAGGCATAGTGGGGAACGTTCTTTTCTTGCACCCCTTGGTGCGTCGTCCACGAGTACGAACCGTCGGCGTTCAGCACAGCATGTGCTGGTGGGGAGATCGGCATGGAGGACTCTCCTAGTACGGTCCGTTCCTTGGCTACGACCACCAAAATACCCCCATAAGGGTAAAAAATCAATGAGCCGGGTGTAGACCATTCATCAGCGGGAGAACGGTCAGAGTCACCAGAGGGGCGTGAAATTTAGTAATCTTACTAATATGTCTCGACCCGTGAGACGTGCCGCTCCCAAAGTACGCCCATGCAGTCCCTCTCCTACCCCCACACGCTGGCCCGCCCCATAGGCCCGGCCATGATCGATGGCCCGGCGCAGTTCGTGCCCCTTGCAGCAGCGCGCGCGCGGCTTGGCTTCCCTTCGCCGGCCGACGACTTCATGGACGATGCAATCGACCTGCATCGCCTGCTGGTGCGCAACCCCGCCGCCACATTCCTGTACCGCGCCGATGGCTGGTCCATGAGCGGCGCCGGCGTCAGCGACGGGGACATCCTGGTGGTCGACCGGTCGGTAACGCCCCAAGCGGGCGACCTGGTCATTGCCATCTGGGACGGGAACCAGCCCACATGCAAGGTGCTGCAGCTGTTTGAAAGCCACATGGAGCTGCACTCGGCCAATCCGGACTTCCCCCCCATCGTGCTGGAGCAATCCACCGAGGTGGAAGTGTTCGCCGTCGTTGGAGTCGTCCGCCAGATCAAACGCCGGAGCGGCCGTGTTCGGGCTCGTTGACGGCAACAACTTCTACGCCAGCTGCGAGCGCGTGTTCCAGCCGGGCCTTCGGGGCGTACCGCTGGTGGTGCTGAGCAACAACGACGGCTGCGCGATCGCTCGCTCGGCCGAGGCCAAGGCGCTCGGCATCAAGATGGGCCAGCCCGCTCACGAACTGAAGCACTTGGTGCGCCGGCATGGCCTGCAGATGCGCTCGGCCAACTTCGGGCTCTATGGAGACATGAGCGCCCGGGTCGTGAGCGTTCTACGGGAGGCCGCGCCGCGGGTGGAGGTCTACAGCATCGATGAGAGCTTCATCGACCTGGACGGAATCCGGGACCGCGAGCGGTTCGCCCGGGATCTACGCCAGCGTGTGCACCGGTGGACCGGCATACCGAATTGCATCGGCATTGGTCCCACGAAGACCCTGGCCAAGTTAGCCAACAAGGTGGCCAAGGGTGGTGACGGTGTGATCGACCTCGGCAATGCGGCCTACCGGGACACGGTGCTGCGGACATTCCCCGTCGGTGATCTATGGGGCGTCGGGCGCCGGCTGGCACCGCGGTTGGAATCCATGGGCATCAGCACCGCCGCGGCACTACGCGACGCGCCGGCGGACGATGTCCTGGCCACCTTCGGTGTCACGTTGGCACGCACCCAACGTGAGCTGCAGGGACATCCTTGCATGGAACTGGAGGAAGTTGAGCCGGATCGGCAGCAGATCATGGTGAGCCGGTCCTTTGCGGATCGGGTGGAAGACCATGATGCGGTAGCGCAGGCGCTGGCTACCTTCGCCATCAGGGCCTGCGAGAAGCTTCGCGCGCGCGGCCTGGTCGCCGCCGGCGTCTGGGTGTTTGCCCATTCGGACGCATTCCGCCCCGAGCTGCGGCAGCACAATGCCACCAGGTCGGTGAGTCTGCCGGCCGCTACCGCCGACACCATGGTTGTGCTGGGCGTTGTGCGCCGGCTGCTGCGCGGCCTGCTGCGCGAAGGTATCGGCTACAAGAAGGCGGGCGTGGCGCTTCTGGACCTGGCCCGGCCGGATGAAGTGCAGGCGGATCTGTTCGGACCCACGGTGGTCGGCAACGGACGGCTGATGGCCACCATGGACCGAATCAACCAGAAGTTCGGGCGGGGCACCGCGGGACTAGGCGCGTCAGGTTGGCAGGCACGACCAAAGTGGGGCATGCGGCAGCACATGCTCTCGCCGAACTACACGACCTCTGTACATGAGATCCCGCCGGCGCGGTGCTGAAGCGCCTTGGATCAAGAGAATGCAACCAACTAGCCTGCGGCCGCCCGACGACGGCCGCAGGCTTTCACATCAGTGCATGCCGCTCAGCAGCCCCAGCACATTCTCCTTCCACTTCAGCTGCTGCACATCCGTTCCAGCCTTCTGCTTCTTGTGGACCTGCAGCAGCACAGCGAATGCTTCGCCAGCCTCCGTAGGACACCACTGGCCGTCCCGCTTTTCCTGCAAGCCATGATCTACCAAGAGGCGGTTGAACTTCTGAGGCGATAGACCCATCCGGCCACCCAGTTCGGTGGGAGTGAAGCACCGAATGCCGTCAACCTGGACTGCGACAGGGCCAGGCGACATTGCGAACGCTGGTGCGAGCGGCAAGGCCTGGTTGGCCGGGGTGAGCAGGCCCACTTCTGGAACCCTGGTAGTGTCGCTCAGCTGGGACAGTGAAACCTGTTGCAGTTTCGTAAATTCCGAAACCCCAGGGAGCTTGATAAACCTATGATTCTTAAACATTTTCATGCTTCCGATTGAGGGGAGCATGAACCACCAAGCGTTGACGTATTTCGGAAACCCGATAAGATCAACTTCGTTCTAGCGCGCAGCTACTCGTAGCTGAACGATGGAACGGAAGCGTTGATCGACTCCAATCGATCGTAGCTTCTCTTGGTGGTCATGCCACCGGTACAACTGATTGAGATTTGCGCAACCCTGGGGCTGACCTGATAGAAGGCCCTGGGGTTATGCGTTTTTGTCGCTTGGGAATTGGGGAATTCAGCAACCCCAACCGACGCCTCAAGATAGTGGGGGTAATTGAGTGCGTCAACGCCAAATGTAGTGAAATTCAGCAATCCCTTGTGCCGCAAGGATCATGCCATCGGCCTTGCAATTAAAGGCTTCCGACCTGCTTGAACCGTCTGCGCAGTCAAGCACTAAACTGGCAACAGCGGCGGTATAACGCACTGCGCAAACAGAACAATGACAGCTTCACATGACGGAGGTTAATTCCGCCATGGATAAGCCTGTGGATAACCGGTGCGCAAGCTGTTTGCGGAGAAAATGCCACGCCGAGCGGCCCGCGCTTGGTGGAGTGTGGTCACATCGGCAGCGCTGGGAGTAGATCGCCACACACCGCCTGATCTGTCACGCCGCCAGCCGATGCTCGTAGAACGGGTGCCGCTTGTCGTCGAAGATCCTGTAGAGCGCAGCCAGGTCGGCCGGATCCGGATTGAGCCAGGCGTCCACGTGCTCGGGCTTGATGTTGATGATGGTCCGGTCGTGACCGGCGGCGGCCACCTCGGGCTCGGGGTCGTCAGTGATGGCGGCGAACGACAGCAGGTCCGGCTCTTTGCCGGCCGGGTCCTTCCAGTGCGACCACAGGCACGCGACCAGCATCGGCTCGCCCGTGCGCGGGGTGAACTGCACCACCTGGTTCTTCCCGTCCGGGCCCTCGACGTTCTCGTAGAAGGTGTCGACCACCATCAGGCCGTGGGTGTGGCCGAATGCCGGCACCCAGAACTTCTCCAAGCTGTCGCGACGGGCGTTGTAGGTGCCGGGGAAGCGCTGGTCGTAGTTGGGCGGCTTCCCGGCCAAGCGGCACTGGTAGCGCATCGGCTTGATGACCAACTTCCCGCCCTCGGAGACGATCACCGGGGCGTAGACGCCGGGGAAGATGCGGCTGTCGCGGTCCTTCGGCTCAACGCGCTGCAGATCCGCCAGCCGCGCCTTGGCCCGCTCGATCTTGTTGCCGGCGATCCGCACATCCTCCCGAGCCTTCTTCGTCTCCTTCACCTGCAGCGCGCGCTCAGCGTCGGCCAGCCGCTTGCGGTTGGTGAACAGCTCCTGCTCCAGGATGGTGGCCTCGGCCCTGTTCCATTGCTCGACCTCGGCCCACACCGCGAGCTCCGCCGGGCTCGCGCCGGCCCGGAACGCGTCATCCATGGCCTTCGGCGTCTTGGGCCGCTTTTTGCCCGGGTCATGCGCGTAGAGCGCGGCGAACTCCTGCAGCGACAGGGTGGCGCCGGTCATTCTGACCAGCTTCTGATAGGCGGCGGTGATCTGGGCGGAATAGCACATGGCTGCCATCTCGCCGCAAGAACCGTTGCTGCCGCGTGAGGATCAAGTCACGGGCTGCGGTGCCAATCCATCCAGCGGCAGCTCCGTCTGCTTCGGCCAGGCCGGACGGGTCAGGGATAAGCCGGGCGTCAACAGGCTCAGGCTTGACGGTGATGATGGTCCGATCATGACGGCCAACGTCGGAGTAGCAAGCGTTTGCCTGTAGGACTTTCCTTACACGAAATGCAGTGCGCGACCGATTGACAAAGGAACAGCACATTGCGACTTTGCGGGAGGCAATTGGCAATTACTTGGCTTCGGCGGTACGAAATTGAAAAAGATCATGATCGTAGTACCTGTCCTGCTGGCAGCTGCCGTAGGCATCATCGCAATCAATGCCAGAAGCACCGGACGCGACACTCGCGCAGAGCGAGTCGAAACCAGCGGCAGGTCGACCTCAGCACCAGACCACAACACGCCGAAGCCATACACGTCTCTCATCTCTCAGCGAAAGCTCGACCCCAAGGTCGTGCAACCGGTGGGATCACGAGCATTTGCCGTTTCGCGCAATGGCGCTTTCCGCCCTAGTGGCGATGCCAAAGACTTCATCCTCTCTCGCATAGCTGCGTCGGACGCTGGCGATAGCATTGCGACCTACGAGATCTATCTCGCTGCCCTCGATTGCAGAAACGCAGGGTCACCGGACGAAATTCAGTCTGCAGCTGTGCTAGCGAGTAAATCAGATCAGCAAGGTGCACTGGAATCCTCTGAGAGGCGTCTGAAGGAGTGCTCCTCGCTACTGAAAGACTCTAGCCTTTCGCCTCCAGGAAAGTGGCTGATCAAAGCCGCGCGTCAAGGTTCTATTGAAGCCATGCTCCTTTACGCTACCGATACCGAATCGGCATTTGGCGGTTCACGTGCAGCCATACAGAACCCGGAAGCCGTTGCCGAATGGAAGACTGACGCAGTCTCATTCCTCAATGCCGCTGCGAGCGAAGGCAGCGTTGATGCCTTGGTTGCCCTCGGGCGCGCTAACGCCAACGGCATAATTGTGAACAAGAATCCGACCGAAGCCTTCGCCTATTACTTGGCAGCCAAAAGGGCAATGCCCTCAGCGTTCTCGGAAAAATTGCTCGGCATGTACCAGAAGGAACTGAGCGCCGCTGAGCAGCAGGCGGCCATCAGACGAGCCGATGCAATTTACAAGAACTGCTGCCAATAACCAGAAAGGATTTCTGATGTCTCGTAGTACCAATGCAGTGCTCTCCATCGCGCTGGTGGCGGTCTGTGGCTGGGTCTTCTACGCCAAAGCAACCGAAGGCGGCCAAACCTACGGTCCGCTGCCTTGCTCAGCTTGCCGCCTAGAAACCCCAATGCCAGGGCCAGGAACCCAGACCTTCCTTGATGCCTGGGCTTGGGATGTTAGGCACACGACGGCGGTTTGGACTCAGATCGTTGTCAAACCCAACGACAAGATCGTGGTGTGCAACGGAACAGCATGCGTCACCTACACGATGACCGACAGCAATAGCTACCTTGGCGGCCAAGCGACGCCTCAGACTTCGAACCCAGGCGGTGGCGGCGGTGGCGGTGGTGGTGATGGCGGCGGCGGTGGCGGCGGTGGCGGTGGCGGAACCAACCTTGGCGGTTCCGGGGGCTGCGTTGGGAATTGCACGGGCGTCGTAACCGTGAAGCCACCGTTCAAGGAGAATCCGAGGTAAGAAAGGCCGAGATACGCTGTAAAAGCTGCGGTCCGTGGTGGCCGCAGCTTTCCGCGTTCAGGAGCCGGTTGATGGATCAGCCACCGCTAGCAGACCGAATGCGCACCACTCGACAAAATCTGCTGCATCAGGCGTCTTAGAGGACAACGCCTGGGCTTTCAGTAACCATAGGCAGCTCCGCCTTCTCCGGCCACGCGAACGTCTCCGGCTGTGGCAACAGCGCGCGCACCTGTTCCCAGGTCTCGATGCCGTCCGGCGGTGCCAGCACAAGCTGCTCCAGCGCCTGGTTCACAGCATCGCGCCACGCCACCATGGCCCGCGCCTCCGCACGGTATCGGGTCACGCTGCTGTTGTAGTAGCTGGCGCACGACTCGATGCTGTCGTAGCCACGCTCTACCGCTTCGGCGCGCATCCACGCGAACGCCTGGTCACGGATGTAGCGATAGTGTGCGGGCGTGTGCAGCTCGAAGCCCAGGCCGGGCGGTGACGCCGGCAGCGGCGTGTTGCTCTCCAACCACGCAGTGGGCCACAGGTAGTGGCCGCGCGGAATGAACGCGCCGGTTTCGACGCAGCGAATCACATCCGGGTCTTCAGTGAGTTGGTACATGATTAAAGCTCCGCGTCTGCAGTCCAGTGGAACCGGGCAGTATTTCCAATCACACCTGATCCGTCGTTGATGACAATTTCAAAGTTTCGGGTTGAGGCGTTCGTAGGAGCGCATGCACGGTTTGCAACGAAAGAGCTGCCAGCGTTGTATTCACTGTATTGCCCGGAGGCTCCGCTTTGCGGGGCGTATAACGTCACTGCCGGGGTGTCGCGCTTTTCGACAATGAACTGCGTAAGCGGGGCAGTCAGCAAGAACCCTGTACGAATGGATGAACCCGAAGAGCCGGCAGTCGAGGCCACCGACCCCGGGAGGGCAGGCATGCTGTAGCTTTTCTCGTAGTAACGCTGACACAGTTGAAGCTCAAACCCGTCCGGTCTGTATTCAAACGCGGTGGCTTTAGAACCCTCTTCAATCTGCAGCTGGGTGAAATGTACATCCCCAATCTGTGCGCCCAGTGACGCATTACGTGCATTGAAGTTGCTTCCGCCGGTCGCCCACAGCGTGACAATCAAGAGATTGTTGCCGCCAACATTCTTTCCGCTGATCGATGGGATTTGGACGGTGTGATTGATGGTATTGATGCCCACCGCAAGGCTGTACTTGGTTGCGCCGATCCCAGAAACCTGAGGGCTACCGCCAGAGCCGAAACTTTGACCGACTTCCACAGCGATCTGTCGTCCTGCTGCCCCACTATTGAACACCTTAAAGCTGATTGTCGCAGTGCGGCCCGCAAGGGTGGTCACGTTCTCGATTCGGTGCTCGAATACAACATAGTGGTTTGCGGCATCCGTAATGTTGCCGTAAGAAACTTTGGCGAAGTACAAACACTCAACATCAGGGAATGCACCTGGAGTAATCGGATTGCGAGACAGGCTTGGCGAGGCTACACCGCCAGCGTTGAAGTACCATCGATCGACCGTGTAGCCGGGCGACGTAAAACTCGTTCCACGTTGCCACCAGCGCAACGAGCCGTTAATGAAACGATTCTTTCCGATGAAGCGTGCGCCCAGCGACTCCGCCAGCGCCTGACGCGCGGCCTGCTCAGCGTCGATGCGCAAACCCAGCGCGTCGTCGGCCTGCAGCCGGATCGCCTGCTCCTGCTGGAGGCCGGTCTTGAGGTCGGCCACATCCTGGCCGATGTTCGATGACCCGCCTTCCAGTGTGGAAAGACGGTGTTCGGCATCCTCGAAGTTGTCGTTGCAGGTCGCAAACGCGGTAAACGCGTCGTCGCCTGGGCGGCCATCCGGCTGGATGGTCGTTTGGTCAATGAGTTTCTGCGGCATGTGTGTTCTCTGCTGTTGATCGCCCACGGCAAAGCGGGCCGGACATGCCGGCCCGCGCCTTGTGCGGTTTCAGTTCTCGACCGAGATGATCGACAGGCTCTGCGTGATGGACTGCTGCTGGAATGAGCCGGAGGTGTGCGTCACGGTCTGCTCGGTGAAGCTGGTGATCACTGCGCGGTAAGTCATCGTCTGCGCGCTGGGGCTGGTGTCGTTCACCGTGAACGATCCGCCCCAGTCGGAAATCGCATTGTCCGGGCCATCCGTCTCATTGAGGATGTTCACCCCGCCGCTGGCGTTGAGGACTTGCCACAACGATTCAGCGCCCTCACCCACTCGCCGATAGATTTCCACGCGCGCCGTGTTCTGGCCCCCGCCAGCGACGAATCCGTCAGTGCCATAGGTCGTCTTCGTGCGCACATGTCGACGGGAGAAGCTGACAGTGACGCTCCGCACGCGGCCATTGGTGGCGAACGGCCCGTTGACCAACTCCACGCCGACGGTCTGCGTGGTCGTGGTCTGAACCGCGTTGCGCAGGATGCCCGCCGACAGCTGACCACCGAAGTAGGCACTGCCGTTGGCATCCATCCACATGACCGCGTTGGACTTTGCCGCGGCCCCGGCGCCGACGTTCGGCCCGAAGTAGTCAACCAGATTGTCACCGGCAGCGCCGAAGTTGGTACCGATGATGCGTTGGGCAGCCCCCTTCCAGACGCGCAGGAAGCCGTCACGCCACTCCATGCCCTCGCTGGCCCCCGGCGAGATGACCTCGAACGTGTTGCTGGCGAAACGGGTGTTGATGACCTGGCCGTTGTTGTCGATGACCATGCCACCGATCAGCGGTCCGCCGCCGCTGTTGGCGATGACGTTCAGGAACGCCCGTGCCAACACCTGGGTCAGTCCGTTCTCGTTCTCCACGACACGGGCTTCCATGCCCTGGACCACTTCGGCGCTGGCCTTGCCAGACACCTCCGCCTTCACCGACGCAAGCTGGCCCGTGACGGCTTCTATGCCGTCCTCGGTGACGGCCACGCGGGCTTCAATGCGCTCCACGTAGTCAGATGATGCCTTGCCCTCCAGCTCTGCTCCCACGTGCTCGATCTGTTCGGCTTGGCTGGCCTGCTCGGTTGCGATCAGCTCGATGGACTTCGTGGCACTGGCCTTGAAGGCGCCCAGCTCGACGTTGAGTGAATCGACAGTCTTGGCCACCGCCCGATCACCCTGGACGATGACCGACTGCCAGGTGCGCACGCCTGCGTAGACGTTCCGGTCGCCTGCGTTCCAGTCGCGGTCGCCAGCATGCTTGTACGTCATCTGCGCTTCCAGCGACGACGTGCGGTCGCCGACCGCGCGCAGGCCCTCTTCGGTTTCCTCCACCCGGCCGCTGACCGCGTCGACCGCCTCGACCGACGCCACCTTGCCGTCGCCGGCTGGCATGCGCGCGACGATAGCGTTGATGCGGCCGGCCTCGGCCGCCAAGTCTGAAGCGTTCTGGTAGGCCATGTCGATCGACGCGGCCAACGCCTCGCCCACGCCAGAGAAGTTCCCCACCAGCTGCCAATCGTCCGGGGCGGTGCCCGGCTCGGCGTCGGTGTTCTCTCGCAAGGCCCGGTACAACTTTCCGTCGTGCCGGGTGAAGTCGCCCACCGGGTAGGTCTTCCCAGCCTCCCATTCGTCGGCCTCGGTCAGATCCGCGACGATCGCCCCGATGGCATCGGCGTGCGCGATCGCCGCTGCCATCGCGTCATTGGCCTTCTTCGTGGCATCGGCCGCGGCCTCACTCGCGACACGAGCGTCCTCGTTGAATCGCTCGATCTTCTCCCGGTCAATGCGCTGCTGCGCGTCGATCAGTTCCTGAATGGTCTTGTCGATCACCTGGCCGAGGTTGGCGCCAAGCTTCTTGGTGATGACACGAGCCTCGGTGGACAACTCCCCCGACGTGTTCACACTCCGGCAGGCGAAAGTCCAGTCGCCCGACTCCGGGACAACGGCTTCGAAGGGTACTGCGTGGTAGCCGCTGCCCCCGATGGGGATCATCTGCTCCCATTCCGGTCGCAGCACCGCGCCCTGCATGTAGCGGATCTCGACGCCGGCAAAGTCCGGCGACTGGATGCTGTTGGCCAGGAATCCCCAGGTGTACATGCGCACGCCGCCGGACAGCTCGTCCACGTCGAAGAAGTCCACCAGCCGCGGCGGGACATCCGCACCGGCCGTGATGTAGGTCACCGACGCTGCAACGCCGGCCCGGCCGTCGGGGCTGAACGGTCGGACCACCACGGTGTATTGGTCCGCATGGCTGATGCGCCAGGTGGCTGTGCGGGTGGTGGTCTGGGCCACCTCGGAGAGCACACCGTCGCTGCCGGCGGCCAGCACCACGATGTTGCCGACCGGGCCGCTGATCTCGAAGGTGACGGTCAGCTCGGTGAAAACCGTATCGCCCTGCACCACCTGCTGCTCAGTGATGGCCAGGCCGCTGGCAATCGGGCGGCTGGTGCTCGGGTTGGTATTGACCGGCGGGACGTATTCGCCGGTGAGCACGTAGTTCCAGAACTCGGGCGGTTCGGGTACCACGGACACTTTGGCGCCTTTCAGGTCGCTCTCGGGCTCGATGCCAACCACACGGACCCGGTACCCCGGCGTCTGCTTGAAGTCGTAGATCCAGATGGTGTCGTGAGCCGGGTTATCCGGTGTGTCGCCAGGCAGCGGCGCATCGCCTGGCCAGGAACCGGTCAGGCGGATGGTGTCGCTGGTGCCGGTGAACGGCTGCACGCCGAACACGCGGTACACCCGTTCGCCGGGGATGCGCAGGCCGATCCAGGCGTTGCCGTTGGTCGGTGCCTGGACCGGCTCGTCCAGCCGCAGCGTGACAACGCCGTTGGCCGCGGTGGCCGAAACGATTCGGCCGCCGGCGCCCCACTGCGTCAGGTCGTGCTGCAGGGCCAGCAGGGACAGGCGACGATAGCTCAGGTGCTCGATGTCCGTGCTGTAGGTGATGTCCTTGTACTGGTAGAGGGACTGCGCCAGGTGGTAGCGCGCCATCCGCGCGGCGTGCGCCTCGTTGGTGATGCCCTCGCCCTCCACAGTGGCCGGGTTGAGCATGGTGGTTACGCCGGGCGCGGCCACGCGCAGGGTCTTGGTCGTCCAGTCGGTGGCGTCGTAGTAGCTGTACTCGATCCCGTCGGCGGCGTTGGCCAGGGTGTAGTCAACCTGGAACTGCCCCTTCTTGATGGTGGCCATGTTGACCACGCCGGACAGCGGCTGCTCCGACGCGGCCCACACCACCGACAGGCGGCCGCCGGCCCATGTGATCTGGCCGAACCCGGCCAGCGCGACGGCGTTGAGCACGTCATCGTGGTTGCGGACATCCTTGATGTAGTTCGAGTAGCCGTAGCCGTTGGCCTGGCAGAACAGCATGAAGGCCTTCAGCGCCTCGATATCGATCTGGACGTCGTCTAGGCCGATGCCGGCGATCAGCTTGCCGTGCTCGTCCATGAAGCCGCGGGCATAGGCCAGGATCAGTGCGCCCGGGTTGTTGGTCTCCTTCGTCGCCCACCCCGCCTCCGTCCAGACCGGTGCCGGCTCGGCGTAGGCGACGCAGCGGATCTCGTCCGGCTGGCCGTTGAGCTGCCCGGTTGCCTTGATCCGGATGCCGATTCGGGCCAGACCGGCGTAGTCGGCGGTGTCCTTCTGGATGCTGGTCAGGGTTGACCAGGTGAAGTCACTGGTGGCGCCGCTGCCGTCGGTGTTGTGACCGGCAATGCGGACCCGCACTTCGTACTGGCCCTCCGGTACATCCCGGGAGTAGCTGCGGCGCTGCTGCTTCTGCGACCTGCTGACGATCGAATAGGACCCGAAGAAGCTCCAGTTGGCGATGCCGACGGCGCGGTACTGGATTTCAATCGTCTCCCGGTTGTCCTTCGGCTTGCCCTTGCTGGTCGTGTCGAACAGCATGAAGTCCACGTCCACCTTCAGGCGGATCGTGTTCGGGCTGCTGGTGCGCTGCACCCACGGGCTGGGCTGGCCCTTCTCCGCCTCCAGCGCGCCGCCGTTGATCGTGTCGGCGTTGCTGTAGAGCGGAATGGCCTCGCTGGGCATCTCGGAAAAGCCGTTGTGCCACACCGTGACGCCCTCGAAGGACGACAGCAGCGCATCGCCGTTGTACAGGGCCTCCACGCGCCCGACGTTGATGCCCGCCGTCAGGGTCATGGCGAGGTACTGGTCGTCGGCCTCGTACCAGGTGTAGGGGTTGCTGGCCACGTCCGGTGCGATGCGCAATGGCCCGCCCAGCAGCAGCGGCAGGGGCTGGTACGGGCGCGGCTGATTCCGGGCCGCGCCGATGGTGTACACCGGGCTGGCATCGCTGGCGCTGGGCTTGGGCCGCTTGGGCCCCAGCACTTTCTGGATCAGCAGCGCCCCTGCGGCGTAGATCGCGCCCTGCGCCAGGCCGGCGACGGCTGCGCTGTAGCCGGCGGCCACGATGGCCGTACCGACACCCATGGTGAAGACGGTCAGGGCGATCAGCGCAACGATCATCAGCGCGGTCTTCTTGACCACGCCTCGAACCTCGATCACCGTTCCGTCCTTCGGGCGCACGCGGTCCATGACCTCATGCGGCACGACCACCCCATTGATGCGCACCTCCCACAGGTCGCTGGAGTAGTCAGGCACCACGCGTGCCAGGAAGCCGCCCAGCCGCTCCCCCTCCTGCAACTGCGCCGCCAGGGTACGCTGGCCCTCCAGCGTCACCGGGTGCGGTGTGATGATCAGCGGCGCGTCCTTGATCAGGCCCATCTGTAGTAACCCTCAATCCTCAAGCCGAACTCCGGCAGGTCACGAACGCGGTGCAGTACGCTGCAGCCGTTCTTTTCGTTGGAATGCAGCACCCACCCCTCATGGGCCAGGTGGAAGTAGACGCCGGCGTGGCCGGCGCGCTTCTGCCCGTGCTCAACCATCAGCACCAGGTCACCGTCCGTTGGCACGGCCACCGCGGTCCCATACGGCCTCGACAGCTCGCCGATGGCGGCTTGGCCCACCATGCCTCTCGGGCGGCCGTTGGGGAGCTGAACGGCGCGCCCGAACAGCTGCTGTTGGACCAGCACCACGAAATCGGCGCAATCGCACGTGTGCTCGCAGTACGGCACGCCCACCAAGGCTTCTACGTCTGCCAGCCGCATCAGAAGATCCCCGGTAGCGTGAACGGGTTGGCGCGCAGGCGCACGGCCTGCTGCCGCATCAGATAGTCGACACCGCATTGAGCGGTGGCGGTGGCGCCGGCCACCGACACGCTGGTGATCGGCAGGTAGTAATCCCGCTCGTACAGGTTGGGGTCTGCACGGTCCGACACCATCAGCCGCGCCATCATCAGCTCGTTCGGCCCCAGCGCCTCCAGGTCCTCGGAGATGCCGCGCCCGACGTTGTCCAGCACCAGCTGGGCACGCGGGGACTGACCGCGGGTGTCATCGGGCAATTTGAAGCCAAAGGGCACGCCCATGTAGGGAATGCCCTGGCTTACCCAGTCCTGGGTGTCGTTGACGATGCGCAGCGGACCCGGAAGCGACGGCGAGGTGATGGACAGGAACAGCAGCGTCCCACTGGTGTCGGTCATGCGCTGCTTGCGCTCGGTGAAACTGCTCATCTCATGTACTCCACGACCACATCCATCCTGTAGTCCTCGGGCAGCTTCTCTTCGGGCACCAGATCGCCGAGGGCGCCATTCTCGAAGCGCGCGGTGATCACCTCCCCCGTGTAAGGGTGCACAAGGGTGAACCACCCAATGCGCTTGATCTCGCCGAAGTACCAGGCATCGAAGGTGTTCACGTCCGCGATGCTGGCGAAGTAGAGCGTCATGGCCTGCTTGATCAGCACCTGGCTGTTCTCCAAGCGCTGCTTGGGCGCACCGCGTTCCATTTCGGTCCTCAGAACTGAGGGATCGAAGGTTCGTTTTTGCCCTTCGAACATGACACGTGCCACTGAAGGTAGTGCTGTCATCACACCGAGTCCTTTAAGCCGAATCGGCTCCCCATTGCTGCATACGTTGATCCCTGACCACTGGCGACCTGGCCACCGATGTAGCTGTCGACCTGGCCCAGCAGAACCTCAATGTCGAAGCCGCCCTGACTGTTGCGAGACGCGCTGGCGGTGGTGCCCGCTGGCGCGTTCATCACGCGAACATTGATCGCGCCGGCGGCGATTCCGGAGCCGACAGGAGTAGCCACAGCTCCGCCCGAGTCATAGCCCTTCAGCCCTTTGCGCATCGCCTCGACCACCTCGACGCCACCCGCGCGCGCCACATCCCTCTGCGACCAGACCACCTCGCCCTTGTGGACCACCCCGGCAGGCTGATGAACACCACCGTCACCCGTGTACCCGCCGGTGTAGTAGCCGCCCCTCATGTTCTGGAACAGCTGGTTATTGATGCTGCTGGTGCCGGAGGTGACCGCCTGGTTACCCGCAGCGGTGACACCGCCACCCCAGGCAGTGGCGAACATGTTCACGATTCCCATTGCCGCCTGCCGCGCGGCGATCCGCGCCAGATCGGCCAGGACCGACTTGGTGAGGTCGGAGAAGCTGAGCTTCCCGGTCGTGGTGAACTTGACCCACGCGTCTTCGAAGCCACCGATGGCGTTTCCGACCACGTCGCCCATCTGCCGCGCGGCATTGCCGGCCTCCTGCTGGTAGTTCGCCCAAGCAGCGGTGGCGCCTGCCAGCCAGCTTCCCTCCGCCTGCTGGAGCTCGTCGTAGCCGCTCTTGATGATCTGAAGACGGTCTAGCGTCTTGGCATGCAGCAACGCCCTTTCTTCTTCGAAGGTGATCTGATCGATCTGATCCGCGTTCCGCTGCAGGCTCAGTTCTCGGAGCTTCTCCGCCTCGTCCGCGATGGCTTCGTTGATCCGCTGCTGAATTTCATACTCGCGATCGCCCATGCCAACGCGCTGCGCCTGGGTCGTGAGCTGACGCTGCAGTGCCTCATTACTGGCATCGAGAGCACTGGCGTAGGCTTTGACAGCGTTCTCCCGCGTCTTGGCAGCCGACTGTTCCTCTTTCGCAAGTACCTCCAATGCAGCGGCGCCTTCGATGCGCAACTTCGCCAGTCGTGCTTCCAGCTCGCCAATCTGGCGGTTGACGTTGATTGCGTCTTTGCCGCTAACGCCCTGCTGCTGCAGGAATTCAATCTGGCGCTGAAGCGAGCGAGATTGCGCATCATTTCCCTGCTGCAGCAGCTCCCTCATACGGCTGTAGTACTCGGACGCAGTGATCTCGCGTGCTGAGTACTGTGCACGTAGCATCTGCGTGCTCGCCGTGATCTGTGCCTGTTCCTCTACCAGATCATCCTTAAAACCCCGTAGGCCGGCGGACCGCGATGCTGCGCCGGTGCCGGTCGCCGCCTTTCCCCGGTACTTCTTCTCAATGGCCGCGACTGCGGCGGCGCGCCGCCTCTCGATGGCCTCCGCCTCTGCAATGAGGCCTGACGCCTGGGCCTTTCGCCGGGCCGCTGCTGCTTCACCATTGACACGCTCTACCTCTTGCCGCTTCTTCTCTTCCTTGCTGGCCTGGGACTCGATGATGGAATCCATCTCCGAAATGAAATCGGTCGATGCAGTCTGAGCAGCTTTTACCTCCGCATCCTTGCGCTCTTTGATCAGATCAGCGGCCAATGCCTTGATCTTCTCCGACCGGTCTTTGATGGACTTCTCCATCGCCGCCAGGGCAATAGGATTACGGGCCAGCGGTAGGCCGCGCTGGGTACCGTTGGCCAGATTGTTCAGCTTCTCCAGCTCCCGCTGGTTTTCTGCCACCAGCTGCTGCATCTGAGCGGCAGCAGGCCCAAGGCCGACGTTCACCTGCATTGCCGACCACGCCTTCGTGGCCTCGACCCACAGGTCCTTGAATCCCCGGATCACCGGGTTCTGGCTGGCGCGGACCCGAGCGAGCGCCATGACGGTTTCATCCGCTGCTGCACGGGTGATCACAGTCACGGCGTCCTGATTCCGGCCCTGCTCCTGCAACGCCTTCACCTGCTCGTAGAGCGCCAGGGTCATGAAGTTGACCTGCTCGTTGAGCTTCTGCATTCCTTTGACCGGGTCTTCCGCCAGCTTCGCGTACAGGGCGATGGTTTCATCGAGCGCCTGCCCGCTGATTTCCTTCATCGCCACGGCCGCATTGGCCACGTCCTGAAGGTTCTGCGCAGCAATCTTCCCGTTCGAGCCGACGGCCTGAGCTGCCTCGGCACCAACGCCGGCGGCAACCTGCAGCGCGTCGCTGGTCTTCTGAGCCATGGTGACGAGCGTCAGGGTCGTCGCGGCCGCCTCATTGCGCGACAGGACAAGTGCCTTCGTGTAGGCCTGGGCCTGCTGCTCGGCGTCATACCAGGCGTAGACCACCAATCCGACAGCCGCCGCGGCCACGGTATACGGATTCACCATCCCCAGCAGCGCAGACGAGACCCCCTTCAATGCCGGCTCCACACCCCCGAAGCTGTCCTTGATCTGGCCACCCTGCTGCACCAGCACTGTGAAGAAGGGCATGCCGCCCTGCAGGCTGGTGAAGATGTCGGTGAACTGCGCCGGTAGCTGGCGCATCGCCTGCGCCGTCTGCCCTGCAGAGACCCCCAGCTCCGTGATGTTGTTCTTCGTCGGCAGCGGCCTGGCCGCCTCCGTGCGCACCTCGCGCAGCTGGCGAGTGAGCACGCCCAAGCCCTGCCGAATGTCGGCCAGGTCCGCGCTGATGCGGACGCGCAGATTTGCTGAAGGATCAGCCATCGTTCGATATTCCTTGTCGCTGCTGTGCCGGGGCCTGGCCGCGCAGGGCAGCCAGGTACATCTGCCAGTCGGCAGCCGGGGCGGCCATAGCCATACGCGTGGCCACGGCGAATTCCGCGATGCGATCGCGCTCAACCTGCGCAGCTGCGGCGGTGAAGGCTCGCAGCTGTGCCAGGGTGTAGGTCATCACCTCAGCGCGGGAGTGTCCGTGGGCGATGAGGTACTGGATCAGGTCGGCGAGGCCGTACTCTCTTCCGCCGGACGCTTCGCCTGCAGCAGAAGCCGCCGCAGGCGGAGGGCGAAAAAATCCCTGTTGAGCCCGACAACCGCCTCCAGCAAGTCAGCGATCTCGTCCAGCGTTGCCCCCGCAACCCATTCTGCTTCGCGTCCGATTGCCACCCCCAAAGCCGCGGCGATCTCGTTGCTGTCCTGCTCGAGCAGGTCGAGCAGGATGGCACCGACGGCAGCACGATCGGCATCCTCGACCACGCCGGCCATCATCGCCACTCGGGCGATGATGGTGCGGCTGGCCGTGATGAACGGACCGATCTGTTCCAGGCGCAGGGGACCCACAACCACCTTCTCGCCACGTACAAGAACCGTGCGCGTCGGCGGGGCAATCACATCATCATCGGCCACGGCTTACTTCTCCTGCTGCCAGTAGAAGTAGGCCGACTTATCGTTGCCCGTGGCCTTCGACGAGTCCTTGAGCAGCGCGCCGGGCACGCTTCCCGCGCCGAACTCATTGCCGATCAGGCCCATGCTCTCGATGACGCCGCCGGCCACCTTGTGCGCTACCAGGCGGACCAACTTGCCGCCGCGTGCCTCGTTGGCACCGTAGAACTGCATCTCGTAGAACTTCTGCGAGGTGACCGCAGCTTCAACGTGGCCCAGGTCCGCGTTCTTGTAGGAGACCTTGATGTTCGGGGCGCCGACCGCGGACGGTGCTGCAATCGCAGATCCTACCGGGATGAACAGCATGCCGCGCTCGAAGCGATAGTCCTTTCCGGCCTCGTAGGCGGTGGTTCCGGTTGCTGGCTTCACGGCGGTCACCTCCGTGGCCAGGCGCGACAGTGGCGCGAAGCTGCCCGGCACGGCCAGCACTGGCTCATCGGTGACGGTACCCGCGGCGATGCTGCTGGCCTTGCCGCGAGTTGCCCGGGCGAAGTTCTCCGGGTTGAAGTCGTGGAACGTGTAATTGAGGTTGTAGCCGGTCACGCGATCGACACGGTTGGCCGTGCCGCCGCCGGGGTTCTGGTAGTCGGCCAGCTCGATGGTATTGGTCTGCGGCGCCACGGTATAGGCTGAGATATTGCCGATCTCCAAGAACGGATCAGCGGTGTTCCACTCACGGATCAGGACGATTCCTGCGCCCAGGTAGCTGTAGTCTTCGGCCATGATGGCTCTCCAGTTGGGTTGCCGCTGTGCGGCGGGTTATTTCTTGGGGATGTGGGTCTGGTAGGTGATCAGCACGCCGACCCAGCCGGCGCTGGCCTTCTCCGGCATCAGCGGTTCCATCCCGACGTACACCGGCACCTGGATGCCGTCGGGGAAGTTGCGGGCTACGCACCGGCTATCCATGGCCGCCTCGATATCGGTCACCAGGTCGTCCAGCGCCTGCTGGTATCCCTCGGTGTCGGTGGGAACCTTGGCGATGACGCTGACGGTGGTAAGCCGGTGCGTGTTGACTTTCGAGGGGCTCTCCGCCCGCTGCTGCTTCTCGATCACGGCCGTCAGCACAGTCTGCGTGTCCTGATCACCGGGCTTCGGCTCCAGTGTCCAACCGGCACCGGCATCGGTCAGGTAGCCGTTGTCGGTGCTGATCAGCTGCAGCGTCTTGCCCATCGCCTGCAGCAGCTGCTTCCGCGGGCTGGGCGCACGATCAGACATTGGCCACCTCCCACACCGCCGTCGATTCGTCGGCGTGGATCTTCTGGACCAGTTTGAGCCGGCGGCCAGTGCCCTCAATCCGCACCACACCGCCCGCGCGAGGGCTGATTTCGGCCAACTGGAGCGTCACCCGATCAACGATGGTCGCGATGGGCGCCACATCGTCGGGCGTGAACTGCTCCACGGCCTCGTCCAGCAGCACTGTGCACGGCACCTCAACCGTGCCGCCCGGTTCTTTGTAGTGGGCAGCATCGGCGACGCCGGCTGCGCGGAAGGCATCGAACGCGACTGCGTCGAAGGCCTGCATGAAGGCTTTCTGATTCAAGGCAGGGGCCTCGCTGTTTCCATGGCCTTTTCCAGCTCGCGCTTCAGGAAGAACGGCATCAGTCGCTTCCAGGTGTCCTCGGCCATGCCGAAGATGTCGTAGCGCGGCGTGTAGGCGGCGGTGTTGGTGAAGATGAAGATGGATCGGACACCCGATCCGCGTCCGATTCGCTCATAGATGCCCGGGCGCAGCACGCCGCGGCGCTTGGTGATCACGAAGTACTCGCCGTCACGGTTGTTGCCTTTGCCCCGTCGCCGCTTCCGGCTGACGCTGGTCTCGTTCTGGTACCGGTCCCGCTGGGCGCCCAGCTGCGACAGGATCTTGGTCACCTGACCGGCCGGAACGTTGCCGTACTGGTTCGCCTGAGCGCCCCGACCCATCACCGCAAACTGCGTCGGCGACAACAGGCCTCGGCTCTGCAGCAGCCGCTCGAAGCCCTTCCGGCGGCGCTGACCACCATCCACCTCGGCAAGCAGGTACTTCGCCGGCGGCGTGCCCTTGAAGGCCTCGTCCCGGAGGTAGATTTCGGCGTACGGCTGGGCCTTGGTGGCCTTGCGGTACATCGCTGCGTTGACGGTCAGCGGCGTGGGCCGGTCGAACACCCGCGGCGCCTGGCGCTTCCAGCGCTCGCGGATCTCGTAGGCCACCTTGTTGGCGGCCTGCGATGCAGCGTAGGGCAGCTGGGACTGCTCCAGCGCGGTCAGCTGTCGCCCGAAGACGTTGTCGGGGTCGACCCCGATACTGATCTGGGCCATACACCCTCCTGCCTGGCCCGCCGGAGCGGGCCAGGCACTGTTGGCTTACTTCGCGCCGGCCTTCAGGCGGATCACCGCGTCCGGTCGGGTGTTGATGTTGAGCGGGTTGGACTGGCTTTCCAGCTGGATGCCCTTGTTCATGCGCATCGGGGCGGTCTTGGTGTAGTACGGCAGGCCGATGCCGCGCACCGTTTCCAGGTAGTCCGCCGGCGCGAAGCGGGTCAGGAACATGTCCGGCACACCCAACGGGAACGCGATGGCCTCGCCATCTGCCAGGGCCAGATCGCCGCCGGTATTGCCCTGCAGCTCTTCGAAGGTGATATCGCCGAACACGAAGCCCTTGCGGACGTCATCGCGCAGCGCGGCACCGTCCTGCCAGCGCTCGTAGGCCTTCTGGACGTCCGGGTGGTCGGTCAGGGCATCGAAGAAGCCGGCGCTGCAGAACACATGGATGCCGGTGTACGGAACGCCACCCAGCTTGTCCTCGATTGCGCGCTTGATGGCCATGCACTTGGCGCGGACCTTGGTGGCGTCCTTGTTCAGCTCCATGCCGAAGACAGTCTGGGCGACACCGAACTCATCGTAGAAGTCGATGATGACCGAGCCGTCGGCATCGAGCAGCTTGCCCTGCAGCGCGCCCATACGGTGGTATTCGATGGTGAAGTCCAGGTCGCGCTTGTGCACCGCCTGCAGCGCGTTGACCACGGCGGCAACGTTGGCGCCTTCCGGGTCGGCCGGGTCATAAACGCCCAGCAGCTGGTCAGCCATGACCGTCGAGTTCTGCGGCAGGTGGGTGGTTTCCAGCAGCTTCACCTTGCCACGCTCCAGCCCCTTGGGTTGGCCGGGCGCACCGCGCGGAACGTTCGGGACCAGCACCAGCTTGGTCCCCTTGATACCCACCTTGACGATGGTGGTGCCGACCAGGCCATCTTCCTGGAACAGGCGCATGTCGGCCAGCCGCGTGGAGATGCGCGGCAGGTTGTTGATGTAGGCGTTCAGGGCGTCGAAGCTCAGCACGCCCAGAGCCAGAAGGGTCTGCAGATCCATGGTGATTTCTCTCTTGGAATGGGATACGAAAAGGCCCCGCGAAAGCGGGGCCAGGGGTCAGCGGGTGAAGAGGGAGCTGCTCGGCGGTCAGCCGCCGGCAGCGGCTGCGATGGTGATGGTGTCGCTGATGGCTTCGCCCAGGTCGGTGGCCGTCACCTTGAGGGTGTAGTCGCCCGCGGCGCTCAGCGTCGCGGCATCCCAGGTGATGACGCCGCCCACGGCTGCCTTCGCACCGCCGCCGGCCAGGTTCCCGGTGCCGCTGGCCTTGGCCAGAGTGGCGCTGACGGTGCTGCCGGTGACCAGGGCACCAAAGACGTCCTTGACGTGTACCACGATCGGGCCCAGAGCAACCCCGGCGGTGCCGGTCAGGGGTTCGGACACGAACACCAGGTGATCGGCTGCGTTCGACGCGATCGGCTGCTGGGTCCAGCGGGTGATGATTCCCGACTCGGCCAGGCTCAGCGCGGCCAGCAACTTCTGATCGTCGGTAACGCCGTCAGCCCAGATCAGCTTCTCGCCAAAGACCTCTGCATCGCGTGCGATCGCTGCGCCCTTCACCGGCAGCTCGCCAGCGTTCGCACCGGTATCCACCGGGCCGTAGAGCACCTTCACCGCATCGGCACCGTTGGCGGCCACGGTATTGTCGGCCTTGAGCAGGGTGCCGGCGGCCAGCATGCCCTGCCCGGCCGGCAGACGGATCAGTTCGCGGCTGCGCTCGCCGCCTGCTTCGGACAGCAGGAATTCGCCGGTACGGGTGCCGGCCAGAGAGATTTCCATCGTCAGTTACCTCGGTTCTTGTAGATGTTGTTGGGGTTCAGCTGCGCCTTCATTTCGGCGGCTCGTTGATCGGCCATGGAGGCCGGGTGTGCGGTGACGACCTGAGTACTCCGGCCCTCTTCCGCCTTCATCGACAACAGCTGTGCACGCACCGTGTCGAGGTCGGTGTTCTTCTCGATGAAGCTGGCCGCGATCGTGTCATCGCCACGCAGTGCGGCCGCGCATGCATCCTGGACTGCGGTCGCGTACTCGATCGCGCTTGCCGCCTGCTCACCCTGCGGCATCGGGCGACGCAGCAATGCCACAGCGAGCGCCGGCGGTAGATCGCTGGAAGCGACCGCGGCAGCCAGCGCGGCTGCCGGGTTCTCCAAGACGGCTGCCGGCGGCGCGAGTGCGGCCTCGGGTGCCAACGGCGTTGCCGCTGCCTCCGGCTCGTCGTCCGGATCCGGGCCGCCCGGCGCGGGCGGCGGTGCCGCTTCGGCCGCGCCGAGGTGCGCGATCAGGTCGTGCCAGGTGCCGAGCCGGGTAGCAAAACCCACCGCCACAGCGGCCTGGCCGCGGTAGCAGGCCGCCTCGGTGGCGCGCACCGCTTCGGCTTGCATGTCGAGGTTGCGCGCCACGGTATCGACGAACAGCGTGTACATGTCCTCCAGATCCTCCATTGCCTCTGCGTGCGCTTCCTCGCTGAGGGGGAAGTTGGGGTTGAAGTCGAGCTTGCGGGCACCTGCGAAAAGCGGGGTGACCTTCAGGCCGATCTGTGCATTGTTGCCACTCCAGTCATGGTGGAAGCGGACCACGCCTACCGACCCGACACCGCCGGTGCGGCTGATCCAGATCTCGTCGCAGGCAGAAGCGAGGGCGAAGCCGGCGGAGTACGCATGGTCATCGACCAGCGCGTACACCGGCTTCCGGCCACGCGCCTCGAAGATGTGGTCGACAAGGTCAAAGCAGCCAGACGCCATGCCGCCCGGCGTGTCCAGTCGCAGGACGATGGAGGTCACCGCATCGTCGTTGAGCAGTTCATCGAAGATGTCGCGCACCGCGGCATAGCTCACCGGACCTGGGCCGCTGGCGCCGGGCATCGGCCGGTTGACCATTGCACCGGACAGGTTGATCACACCGATCAGTTTCTGGGCGACGCCCACCGGTTGCCCGTCGGCGCCGGACACTTCGAAGCGGTCGGCCTTCAGCACGCTGTCGTCGCTGGTGACCTTCCCTTCCAGATAGCCGCCCACCAGTGCCTCGCCGATGGTCGGCTGCACCAGCAAGGGCTGATTGAGGACCGCGGCCGCGAGCGAGGCCACCACAGGCGCACGGCTGCCACGACCCAGCATTCGGGCCAAGAGGCCAGGCTTACTCGTCATCGTCATTCCCTTCATCGTTGTTGGCGCCAAGGGCACCGGGTTTGTCGTCCTGCCGGGCACCGGAGGCGTTCGTACGCCTCGGGTCGCTGTCGTAGCGAAGCCCGGCCGCGTCTGCGCGCTCGTTGTCCAGCGCCTGCTCAGCGTCGACCTGTTCGGGATCCTCGCCAGCGCCCAGCACCACCTTGCTGCGTGATTTGAAGCCCGCCCGCACAGCCTTGAGTTCGGACGTCACGTCCTGCACCGGGTGGCTCCACGGCCAACCCTCGGGCACCCACAGGGTCTCGGTCACGTCGTCGCGAAGGGCCGCATACCGTGGCACCTTCAGCAGGCCGGCCAGCACCGCTTGATCAATGAAGGCGTCGCGAACCTTCTGGCAGAACATGGGGATCATGTAGAGCCACTGGTCCTGCTCGATGACACGGCGGAACTCGTTGAGGATCAGGCGCAGCGCGCGGTCGGAGACGTTGCGCAGGTCGCCGGTGAGCACCTCGTAGGGCACGTCCTGGCTGGCGCAGATCGCCAGCAGGTGACCACGCAGGAACTCCGCATAGTCAGAGCCGGCACTGGGCGGATTGGCGAAGTCGATTTTCCGACCCGGTGGCAGCTCCTGCAGCGTGCCGGGTTCCAGGCCACCGATGGCCATTCCATCGACGTCCTCACCGGTGATCAGATCTCCGACGGCATCGCCCTCGTCGCCATCAGCGCTGGCATCTGATGTGATGAAGCCTGCGAACAGGTTGGCCAGCGCCTGCCGTTCCAGCACCGCGTCATCGAGGCGGTCCAGGTTGAACATGCGCAGCAGAGCCGGAGCGGAGCGTGGTACGCCCCGCATCGCACCGGCGCGGCTCGGCCGGAAGAGATGCAGCACCTGCTCCGCAGGCACACGCACCAACTCGTTGCCGTTGACGGTCTGCTGCAGATCCCCGGGATGTTCCCGGTACATCCAGTAGGCCACGCGGCGCCCGATGCGATCGACCTCAATGCCTTGTCGAATCGCGTTTCCGTTGCCCGCCACGCCGTTGTAGTGCTGCGGGCACTGCTCCGATTCGATCAGCTGCACCTGCAGCGGCACCGGCAAGCCGTCCTCGGGCCGCCGGTAGCGGAGCCGGGCGAACACCTCGCCGGCTTCGTTCCACTCGCGCCAGGACAGCGCCTGCAGGCCCTCCCAGCCCAGCACGCCGTCTGCATCAGCGTACTTGCCCCAGCGGGTCCACAGCTTGGTGAGCTTCTTCTTGTGCTCCTTCGATCCCCAAACTGGCTTTGCCTGGATGCCCGTGGCGATGCCGTTGGATACGCTCTTGTTGAGCGCACTGACCATCCACGGGTCATTGCGGGCCAGATGCCGTGCCCGGGCCAGCAATGTGGACAGGCCCGTCAATGCGGCATTGGGCCCGAGCGAGGTCGGCCGGAAAGTGCGCAGGCGTCGGCCATTGCCGGCGGCGCGGTAAGGGCCTTCGGCGATATCAGACATTTCCGGTCCCCGACTGGTAGAGGCGCACGATGCGGCGACGCCGTGGCGCGCCTGATGCTTGGCCAATCTCGTCCCGCATCTGCTTCAGCAGCCGCCGCATCGAGTCCAGGCTTTGGTAGGTCACAGTTCGGTCGGCGTAGCGGACGCTCAGGACGCCCGCCGAGATAGCTGCCTCCAGCTTCGCGACCTGTTCTTTGGTAAATGCCATATCAGCGTCCCAGGTACTTGCTTCGGATGACGCGGCGGGTTCGCGTGCGCGGCGTTGGCGCCGGCGCGACGTCGTCTACCCTCACGTCTGGGTTGTCGTCCCACGGCGCGGCCCATGCCGGCGGCGCGGTCCAGTTGATGGCCGGAACCTTCAGCCACAGCGCCATGCCCTCGGCATAGCCGCACAGGTCGAAGGCTTCGTTGCGGCGCTTGGCCAAGTTTTCCCAGCCTCGGGCCGTCCTCGATTCGGCCGTCAGCTCCGCGTAGAACGCCTCGGGCAGCCAGTCGGGAAAGTGGTAGTAGCCCGGCCCGGGCTCGGCCCGCTTGATGTTGGCGTCCACCGTGTCCTTCAGTCGGTCCACGTTGAGCAGCAGCTGCGGCACATCGCCCTTCGACCCTGATTTGCGGTCCCGGCGCTTGCTGCTGTCCGGGAAGGTCTCCCGGAACAGCCCACCCTCGCGGCGCGCGTCGCCCTTGATCAGCCTGACCCTGGCGTGCAGCTTCCTGGCCTTGAGCGAACGCCAGAACTCCAGCGCGCGCACCGAGGTGCCCGACTTGCCGCCCCAGTCGATACCCACTGCATGCACCGGCATGCTGCGGCCGGTGGCATCGTCCAGCGGGTAGCGCCGGCTGATGACCTTTTCGACCAGGCGTTCCCAGTCCTCCAGGTACTTCGGAGGGTCCAGTGGCAGGAAGCCGCCCGAACCGTCCTCCCGCTTGGAGGTGCGCAGGGTGAAGGAATCGACCACCCAGCGCTCCAGTTGCCCGGATTCCCCGATGCCGAAGCCCAGCACCAGCACGACGAACCGGTTGGCCTGGACGTCGACCTCACCGAGCAGGAAACGCACGCCCGCCGGCACAGCTCCCGCAGGCCAGACCTCGGCCCGCTCCTGCATCTCGTTCGGATCACTGGCAGAGCGCGCTGCCATCGGCACGTAGTTGATCGCGCCGTCGACGTTATGCGTCGTCTTCAGCGGCCGCTCTTCACCGGTGGTGGCGAACGTCCGCAGCGCTTGGAAGTAGCGCTCAATCAGCGATTCCCAGGACTGGTAGGCGGCTGCAACACCACCCAGCCAGTAGCTGGCGATGCGCGCTTCCGGCCTTTCACCGGTGACCGTTCCGTCGGCGTGCACGACCTGGCCCTCCGCAGCCCACACTCCGCTGCGGTTCATCCCGTCCTTCCACCGGTGCTGCAGGCCCACACCGCAGTGCGGACAGTGCAGCAGCGAGTAGCGCCGCGCCATCTTCTGCACGTCGTCCAGCACGACCCGCTCGAGCAGTTCCTCCATCGGCGGTAACGCGAAGCCGTCATAGCCTGGCGCTGCCTGAAACCGCTCGCCGCACTCCGGGCATGGCCAGTACCAGCGTCGGCGGTCGCCGCGTGCGTACAGCGCCGCGATGCCGGCCGCCGGCGGGCCTTGGTGTGGGTGCAGAGGCTTCCACGCACCGTCGGCGTAGTCGGTTGCCGGGCTCGATTCGGCCACCACCATGCCGGCGGACATGTAGGTCTGCGTGCGCTTCAGGCCAAGGCCGAAGCACTCGTCGATAGTCAGGTCGCCGGTGTAGTTGTCCACGTCCGTCATCAGGACGTCGTGGATGTCCTTGCCCGACAGCACCGACACCGACGGCCAGCCCATGCGCAACGACATTCCCGACCGGAAGAACTTCAGCAGGATGTTGTCGTCGTGAGCACGCGGGCTCAGCCTGGAGCGCAGCTCCGGGCTGGCGGCGATGCTGCGGGCGATACGGGTCTTGCTGTAGTCCTCGGCCGCATCCTTGGACATCTGCACAACCATGGCGTCGGCCGGGTTGCAGGTGATCAGGTAGGCCAAGCGCGCATCGATCAGCGAGATAGTCTTGCCAGACCGCGCCGGCCCTACGAACACCACCGCCTCGTAGTGGCGGCTACCGGTCGTGTCCAGCGGCTCGACCATGTAGGGCGTCGTGTCCGGATCCCAAGATCCGGCGGCGCCGGCGGCATTGGCCACCTGCAGCACGCGCGCTCCCTCGCTCACCCTGATGCGGCGCGGCGGCCGGATCATCTCGGCAACGCCTTGGCGCACGCTACGCGCTGTCGCGTACGTCGTCATCGGTGATGCCCTCGTACATGGATTGCCGGACGCGATCGCACTCGTCCTGCACCTTGACCACCTGCTCCGGCGTGAGCCCGGCCTTGCGCTCGAGCACGTCAGGCAGCGTGTCGAAGAACTGCACGACCTTCTTCACCAGCTCGGCGTAGTCGGCCTCGACCTCTGCGGCCGGCACCAGCTGCCCGATGGTCGACTCGACCTTCAGGCGCTCGTTCTCCGACTGGTAGTAGGCGCGGCGCTCCATCGGCGGCAGGTCGCGTGGATCGACCACGCCCTCCACGCCGAACGCCGCGGCACCCGGATTCACCAGCGCCGGTGCTGCATCGGCCAGACGATAGACGTCGTGCCCAGCGCGCTTGGTCAGCGGCGGGACGCCGGCCTCCTTCAGCCGCTTGCTGGCCGTTCGGCGGTCCATTCCGAACTCATCCGCCAGCCTGGCCACGGACCAGCCCTTGGTGAATTCGTGGATGTCGGCCATGTGCTACCCGATGCGCAACCTATTCAGCTATGAAAATTGGGTTTCTCCCGGGAAAACCCGCCAAAACCGTGCCCTGTGGTGGAGCACCATAGAGGCCGAAAAACTGTCTTTGACCGGGGTCCGAATTCCCCCCGGTGGCTGTGGATAAGCCCAGGGGCCCCGCCCTTCGTGAAACGCATGCGTGAAACGCCATCAGCCGCCACTCGTGCCGCCTGCTGCCGGCTTCCCCTGCACTTGGTCGATGGCGTCGAACTGCGCCTCGTACTGCAGCAGGCAACGCTTCCGGCCGTTGCTCACGTCGAATACGGCAGACGGCGCCGCCTCCTTCACCCACTTGCAGCGCTTACGCAGCTGGGCGCCGATCGGAACGTAGGTGGCCACCGGGACCGTGATGACGGCTGCCGGCGCTGGGTTTGGCTTGGTCGGTGCGGCCTGGCATGAGGCCAGCAGCGCAGCGGTAGCAACCACGATGACGCGCATGTCAGTACCCCTTCAGTGCCGGGCAGGCGGAATCGAGCAGCTCCAGGGCTGCCTTGCAGGTGGCGGGCCGTTGTTCATAGCGACCGCGCCAGGTGGAAGCCTCCTTCTCGGATGCCTCGATCTTTCCGGCCAGGTCCTGCAATGCCGCAGCGCTCTCCGCCTTGAGGGCTTCCAGCTTCTCGGCTTCAGCCCTCAGCGCGGTGGCGACTTCGGCCAGGCGCTGATCCCGGGTGTCCACGTCGGCCTGCAGTCGGGCGGCATCAGCCTGCCAGTCAGCCCGGACCTTGATCACCTGAGCGCTCAGGTCGCGGATCTTCTGCTCCTTCTCCCAAGCGGTCAGCCCGGACACCATGCACCCGAAGGCCAGCACGCCGCACACCAGCTTGATCTTGCTGCCGGGCTTGCTCAGCCACCGCAGCGCGTCGGCAGCAGCACCTACGATCAGCGTCCACAGCGCGCGAAGGAATCGAATCAGTACGTTCATGGGTTGTCGCCTCCGATGGCGCCGGTGGCTTTCTCCACCATGCGCACGTAGCCGGGCAGCAGCCGGCGGATCAGGACTCCGGAGATGCCGGCCATCGGCAGCTGAGGTGCACCTGCGAGCTGGGGCCAGATCCATGCCGCAATGGCCACCACCCATGCCGCAAGAACTGCGTAAGCCGCGACGGCCACGGCCAGCGCAGCCCAGCGGGCTGCGGTCTGCAGCAGTCGGTGCCGGCGGAGCCTATTGGCGTCCGCCGCCACCCGCCCAGCGTCCTTGTCCGGAAGAATCAGCACGCCGATCAGCGCGCCGGCCAGCGCAAGCAGTAGTACAGATTGAGGAACGCCGAGGATGATCCTCTCGGCCTCGTGCAGCGCATCAGCAGTCGCCGGTGCCACAACCGCGGCAGTGAACGTGGCGACGACGGTCTTGAAGGTGCTGACTGGCTCGGTCACGGCACCACCGTCCCGCCGGCCTTGCGGTACACCGCAAGCAGGGCGGGCAGATTGTGCTCCGGCTGGCCGTACCCGGCGCCAGGCAGGCTTGCCCAGATGTTCCGAACCCGTGCGATGGCATCCTCGACCTTGCCGGCCTGGATCAGCGGCAGCGCTCGACGCTCGCGAATCAACTGGATGGCCCAGCGGTCTTGGGACAGCGGGCTGAAGTCGGGGAGCTTCAGCAGCGCTTGGTAGTGCGCATAGTCCTTCAGCATGAACTGATAGCGACCCGACGCGTTTGACGTCAGGCCCTTGCTGTTGATCACTTTCGACTTCCGTCCCTGCGCGAACGGGTGGACCGAGTAGTCGTTGAAGATCTCCGGCTTGCGATCAGCACCGGTGACGATCACGTCGTAGCCCTGATCCTCTGTTACCGGGCTGGTACTGGTTCCCTCGGACCAGGCGAGCATGTCCAGGAAGGCGAGTACGTTGCTGCCGCCCGCCTCGTTTGCGGTGATCTTGGCCATCGGATGTTCCCTGCAGATAGGTGCCCGCCCCGCTGCCGGCTAGGCGCGATGGTTGATCCGGTCTGGAGTTGCGGGCGTTGAATGGTGGGTGGGCCGGTCCTGATGCTCGGCGGGTCGACCGTTTACGGCCTTGTTCCCTTCGAACTGCGGGAGGCATCCAGGAATACAGACCAGCTTTCGCATGCGCACAGTGCGCGCCTTCCACCCATAGAGGTATCGGCTCCCGAGGTGCGTCCCTCACCGAGTACTCGGCCCAGTGAAGCCGACACCGCTATGAATGGAGCGGGCCGTGGGATTCGAACCCATGAACTCATCTTGGAAGGGTGACGCCTATGCCTGTCGGCGCGGCCCGCGAAGCTAGGGCCGATGCAGCTTCGGAAATTACTCACCCCATAAACGACGAACCGCAGGTCACTGGACCTCCCGAGTCCAGGCCTGCGGCCGCCACAACCTTTCAGATTCCGACCGCTACCCTTATAGCTGTAGCGCGCCGACGCTTCTCGCGATATGCATTCTTCCGATGAGCTTCGATAAGGCGCTTCATGGCGAAGACCTTCTGCAGGTCCACATCCTCGAGCACCCAATCCTTGACTCTGGACATATGAGTCTCGATGGCGACGTTGAGCGCCTGCTTGTGCGACACGTCAGCCCAATCGAATCGGAACCACTCACCATTTGAGCCAAAAGGCGCCAGTTCAACGTGGAGTTCCTTCTCAATCAATCTGGCCTGAGCACGACTCATGCACTTGATCATGCCCGCCTTGAACAACGGGATTGGACATCCCGTTTGGATAGCACCTATCCGTGAGTAGGGATCGTCACTCACACCTATCTTCACGTACATCGGCCCCTGCGCGTCGCGGGCCATCAGTACGTACACGTAGCATCGGCCAAGGGCCCATCGACCGTTGCAGTCGTATACCCCGCTATGCACTTTTTCGCCCATGGTCCCAATTGGACAACAAGTCCGGTTCCCGCTGCAACTGCGGTAAGGTTCCTTACCGCAGTCGGGCGAATGCGGTAAGTTTCGCGGCGACTGCGGTAATGTTGCTTAACGTCGAAACGACGCGCTTTGGGCCGCGGTTCGATAACACTACAGATCTGACAGAGCTGTGCAGCTCCGAGAAGCTCCGAGCGTTGTTGAGAAAAACCTTACAGCGTTAGTCCGTTCGCTTGAGCGACCCTTCGGACTTCACTGATAGCAATGATCTCAGGTACACCACCAGGGTTGGCCACCCCTTTGAGTATGACTCCCCGAACCTCAAATTTTGAATCGATCGCTGGCCCTCCGCTCATACCACCCTGGATTGGACCACCCACTCTCGCCTTGAGAATGTCTTGTCCGCCGGGTATTTTTATCTTGAAAAGCTTTGTCACTGGCGTTTCAAACGCTGAACCATGCTGACCGCGTGCGTAGTCTGGGTAACCAATACTGGTGAGGGTTTCCCCCTGCTCTGGGTCTAGCCCAAGCCTATAGCGAGAACGTTCTGCACTGACACGATTCTTGTCATCTCGCACTCGGAGAATGGCGATATCCCTGTCCCAATCAACAGCGAGGACATCACAGGCAGCCAAAGAAAGCTTCCGCTCGTTCATCACATACACAAACGGTAGCAAAGTCTTTGTGTCTTCTTGCTCTAAGACATGTGCAGCTGTTACCAAAAGTCCGGACGGAGTCGTGAAAGCAGTGCCCTGTTCCTCGGTCGGATCGAACATAGGAACAGCCGCAGCATATGCGACCACGATGTGTACGCCACGAATTTGGCGATTCGGATTGCTGATCATTTCTACGCTTGGAACTCTCAATCGAACAGTTCCATGAAGCGTGTTAAAGCGATGTGCCATGTCAGCAGCAAGCCAATCACCTTTGCCGCGGATCATCCGTAGATACGAGACCTTTCCATGAAGCTGCCGAAGCAGCTTGGCGGGAGCGACACCCGGCACTTCTTCCTGAGGAAACACCTTCGCTGCAACAGCATCGAGTCCAAACTCCTCGACTGCGTATATGGTTGATTCGAGCTTCAAATACCACGATCGCTTTACATTTACCTTTTCATTGACGATCAGCCCAGTAACTGACTTACGACTCCCCTTTACGGCAATACGGAATTTTTCCATATTTATGGAAAACCCCTCGGATGTGACAATCTCTGATATTGACGCCCCTACAGCAGGCTTTCCCTCCTCATCGAGCATAGCAATGCTGCTAAGCTTCGCCAGAGGCCTATCAAACGAGAATGTCAGGTCATCGGCGTAGCGGGTATAAGTACCACCAAGTCGAGCCGCTAGAGCAGAGAGCCTTTTATCCAGCTTCGCGCATATGATATTTGAAAGAATTGGGGAGGTTGGAGCGCCAGCGGGCATCACTCCATCCAGAGAACACATCTGCGCGAGGATGTTAGCGACTGTCCAATCAAATCGAAATGGATGCCCCAGAAAGACACCGCGTATGCGCTGAAAACTGATGGATGGAAAAAAATCTTTTAAATCAAAATTTATTACCAAGCCCTTCGATTCATGAGGCTGAGCATTAGTTCTAACACTCCGACCTTTCGCAAATCCGTGTACAGCGGGCCCCATTTTATAAGCACCGTACAGAACGGGCAACAACTTGCGCTGAAGTTGCTTCCTTAGTCGACCCGGCGCAGATATAACACGAACGCCACCAGATTTTTTAGGAATGGTGAAATCAGTATAGCCACGAGAGCTATAAAGATTTTTCTTGAGTACAGCACCTGGGACACCAAACAAGGCGCCCAACTTGTCGTAATCATAGGCACTACGCAGGCTGCCTATATCCATATATGACGCACCTCACCGTTTTCACCCATACAACGTGCGGCATCGCGATTAACGTAACGTGCGCACAGCGGCCTTAGCTAACCTTGAAATTCCGTCTCAATCAGTAGACGGAAGTTAAACACCTGGTGAGGTGCGCCATGGGTCCGACGTTACCTTGGTCCCTCAGATTAATCAATGGCGAGCACTCTGACCCATGGGCCTGCTAGAGAGGTTAGGCGGAACGCTTCTTTCATGGCCGCCACATGCCTTTACAATGCTCGGTTGAATACCCGCCCGGTGAACTCCTTCCGGCCATCTTCCAGTGACTGGCGCAGCGTTGCTGCAGCGATCCCGTACACGCGTAGGTAATCCCCCTTCCGCATCTTGGCCGCCTTGGCAGCATCCTGTGCGGAAATCTTCCCTTCGGGCCACACCAGGTCGTTCACCGCGTCCTGAAGCACAAGCCTCATGCGCCAGCGGTCCGCCGGGTCATCCATTCGCAGCGCGGGCTTTACGCCACTACGCCCTTGCCACTGAATCTGCCGCATCACGCGCCTTGCCAGAGAGCGCCCCAGCGCGGGCAACGACACCCCCTGCCCGCGCAGCGCCACCGCCAGCACGATCTGTTTGGCCAAGGCATCGCCCATCATGCCGACGGCACCGGCGATATCGGCGGACGTAAGCGGCGGCATGCTTGACCGGCCGTCCGATGGCTCGCGGAAGCTCCCGCCGACCAGCATGCGGGCGATCAGCTCGAGCGGGTCACGCTGCAGGGTGGGCTCTGGCACCGGTACACGGTCGCGCACCACCCTCGCTGCCGGCGGCGCCGGAGGCGCGTGGTGTTTGTGTCCCCACGCCTTGCCCGCCTGAGCTTCCGCATCTGCGCCGACGCACAGCTCACTCTGGGCGCTGCAGCGCGCACACACGACCTGCGCGGTGCGCCGGCTGCTGGAGCTGCCCCGCGCGCGCATGCGCACCTCGTCGCTTCCGCAATTGCCGCACGGCGTCAGGGCCGCCGCGGGCGCGGCTACTGCCGACATCAGACCACCTCGTAGTTGCTGGCCCAGCGCGACCGGCCGTCCTGCCAGACGTCCCACATGCTACCGTCGACCTGACACCTGATAGGGCCTTCCCTACCCTCCAGGTAGAGGTAGTGGGTTGCCTCATCCAGGCTCGGGAAATTCGGGATCATCGGGAGGTCTCCATGGTTGTCACGTTCGTTGTTTCCAGGGCCATGCCCTGTCGTTGAAGGAATTGCTGGGCCAGCGCGCGCAACTGGTTCTCGCCTACGTCCAGGCGCTCCTCCAGGTGTTCCCCCGGGCTGCGCACGCCTTCGATCTGCTCCCGCTTCACCCCGAGCACGTCCGACACGATCGGGTCGCTGCCGCTGTCGGAGGGCAGGAAGTACGGCCGACCAATTCCCTTCAGCTGCAGCTGCTCTTCCATGGCGGTACCCGGCTTGACCGGCGTCACCTCCCGGCGCATGACGACTTCCACGGCCATCAGCTCACCTCCGGCCGCTGCGCGGCCTCAATTGCTTGGCGCATGTCTCGGCGCGTCGCTTGGGCCAGACAGGCAAGGCGAGCCGCGCGGGTGAAGGCCTCGGACAAAATCTGTTGGGCCTCGTCCTTCAGGTTCCACACGACAGGGCATTCCGGATCATTGCTGCTCACGTCTCGATCCATTGCCGCAAGTTCGGCCAGGGCATGCACTGCCCGGTCCGCAAGGCTCGGATGGTCAGCCATGCATCACCTCCGCAGCCAGCTGCAAACCGGTGGCCGCGTCGGCCTGGGCCCAGGTCATCTGGTCACGGTCGATGCACTCTGCCAGTCGCGACAGGCCCTTCGCGGTCACCAGCACCTGCTCGTATACGCGCTCCTGCTCACCGTCGGTACGCTGGATGCATGCCTTGTGCACCAGCACACCCTGCTGCAGGCGGTTCTGGTACGCCAGCCAGTTCTTGCTGCCCGCCCGGCGGTAGATCCAGCCTTGCTCGGACAGCCAGGCGAACAGCTGACGCGGCTGGACCTGCAGCATCTTGGCGGCGGTGCTGATGTTGAAGGCACCGTCGGCCTGGGTCAGCCGCAGCAGCGCGCGGACCTGCGGTTCCTGGTACTGCACCCGCGCCTCAAGGATCTCGGCCTTCTCGCTGTAAGACAGCAGCAGCGCGCGCAGCGTCGCCGGATCGGTCAGCGCCTGCATCGGGTCAGGCGCCGCCGCCCCGGCCGTGAGCGCGTCATAGGCGCGGATCACCCGCAGGCTGAAGCTGGGGCTGATCCACATAGCGTAGGCATAGACCAGCTCTCGCACCACGTAGCTGCCGCCGTAGCGGCCGGCCACCGAGTGCACCGGGTAAATCCGGGAATCACCGGAGTTGACCAGCTCGGCCACCAGTTCCTCGGTCTGCTTCAGTCGCTGCCAGTCGCTGGGCTGGTGCCGCTTAGCGCCGCCGGCAGCCTGGTGCAGGTCATTCAGGCAGAACCTGCCCACGTCGTCGCGGCGCACAGTGACCCCGCCGATCTTCAGTTCATTCATCGTTCCCGCACCCCCGTTGTTCGGGTCCGGCCCAACGGCGACCTGTCACCACCATGGAAATGGCCGCCTCCGAGACACCGTACTGCTCAGCCATTCGCCGCTGAACGCCACGTCCGCCATGCCGCACCAAGCGTCTGATGGTCCGGACTGAGGTCTCGTCAAGGACAGCTGCGCCGTTCTTTGAGCCAGTCGGCGCAGTGCCATGTAATTGCTTCATCGCCTCGTTCGCGGCATGCGAGACGTACATCAGATTGGCCGAACGGTTGTCATGGCCGTCGCCGTTGATGTGTGCGACCTCCAGACCGGGCCTTGCCTCACCGTGGAATGCACGGGCGACGAGACGGTGAACGAGGTGCTTCTTGCGGTCGATCGCGATCTGGAGGTATCGGCCACCGCTGCATGGGAGACCTTTAACGACACGCCACTGCGTACGCATCGCCCCTTTGCCGTTGATCGGCCTGCAGCAGTACACCACGCCAGCAGCGTCAACCCCGTACCCGGGTTCAACTTCAACGATCATAGTTAGGCTCCTTCCATCCGATGTTTTCTTCATCCCAGCCACCGTCTCCGCTTGGCCAGACGATCTTGATTCGAAGCATGGGAAATGCCGCTGCTGCGACCTTGACCTTCACCTTCGCGTCGTCCTCGGCGAAGTACTTGCCGCCCTTCGCACGCCCTTTTACTTCTACGAGAAGGAGCTCGCCATTACCCAGCTGAACCACAAAGTCCGGCGTATACCTAGTGTCCTTGGCAAGCTTGAATGTCCAGCATTCGAAGCCAAACCACAGGATCTCCCCTCGCTGTCTCATTGCCTGCAACCAGTCGGCGTAGCACTGCTCGGTCTTGTTCATTTCCCCGATCTGATGCCGCACGCGACCGCGAGCCACCTTGCCGATGGGGGCAGCGCTTTCGGCGAGCTGAGCGACGCCATTTGGCCGGTAAGCGCGCGGCGCAGCCGGTGTAGGCCCGGCTGCCGGCGCACTGGCCTGCACGAGGCGGCGCATGCCTTCCGGCATGTCCTGCACGGTTGCGTACCGCAGGGAACGGCTGGATGTCTTCTTCGGCGGCATCAGGCAGATGCCTCCATAGCACTCCACACGCGCATTGCTCGCTGCCGGAATGCGTCGAACTCCTGCCGGGCGCGTTGCTGCGCGGTCTGGTGCTCGCGGTCCATCTGCTCGAGCATGCAGTCGAATTCAACGTTAAGCAGTGCCATCAGCTGTTCCATGGACAACCCGCCGCGCGTGCGCTGCCCCGATGGTGGCGCGAGCATTGGCATGGCCAACTGCTGCTGACCCGAAGGCGGCGCCGGCGCACGCTCTACGCGGCCGGCCTCAGTCGCAGCCCACGTCGCCACCGGCCGCCCATCGCGGACGCTGTCGCGGTTCTCGCACCTGCGCACCAGGCCATCACCGTCCAGCTCTCGCAAAAGACCAGCCACGGCGGCCGTGCTCAGCAGCATCACCTCGCGCGGCGCGCCTGACTCGAGCGCGGCGTTGCCCATCAGCTCCAGGGCCTCCGCTGCAGTGCTCTCGCCGTGGATGCCCAAGCAGAACAGCAGCAGCTGCCGCTGGTAGGCGCGGATTTCAGCCGGCTCCATGCGTGCCTCCGAAACCCAGATCCGCCGCGGCCTGCGCCATGGCGCTGCGCGCGGCGTCGCGGTTGCGCACCACGTGCAGCTCTGGCTTGGGTGCAGGCAATGCAGCCATCGCCTCGGGCACGGTGCCGCCGTCGATGACATGCTTCACCGCCCTGTCGTAGGCGTTGGCCAACATGCGCTGCTGCTGCGCGCCGCTCTCGGCCGTGGCGTAGGCGTGCAGGTCCAGATTCGACCGCACCAGCACAGTGAACCCGCTATGTGCTTGGCCGGGTCGCATCTGGCCATCAACCTCTGCCAACGACGGCACGCCCAGGCATATGGCCCGGAACTGCCCGGGATTCGGCGGCCACTGCAGCGCACTGCGCAGGCAGTTGCCCATACCGTCGGCTACCTGTCGCGGGGTGATGCCAACCAGCACCTGGAACCACAATTCACCGGCGGTGGTCAGGCTGCCCGCGTTGTTCACTGGGGCTGAGCCGTTCTCACGCACCCACTTTCCGGGAAACATGCCGGCCATCCGTTCCCACACCGTCCACAGCATGCTCACCGCGCGCTGGTCGGGCTCAGTGGTGGACGGGTTCGAACTCGACGTCGATGACATCGCCGCCCGTTCCGCCAAAGCCGCCAACTCCCGCGCGCTGCTCGAATTGTCGCCGCTGCTCTGTGACCTGATCGGCAGAACCTGGCTGATGGCTTGCATTGGTGCCTCCGGTGGTATTGGGGATTGCGGGCATTGCGCCTGCCGCATGGCGGTTGCGGGCGGTCTTGATTGCCCAAGGGAACGGGTTCGTGACCGGTGGCGATCGCGCCAGCCCTTCAGCGACCGTGTGCCCCAGCGTCTCCGGCGTCACGCCCTCCTTCAGGGCGGCCAGCAGGTCGGGGTGGCTCGGGTTAGTGGAATGGCAACCGGCCTTGCGCATCAGCAAGCACGCACGCCCCGCGTCGGTCACGCCTCCCAGAGATCCTTGAGTGAGATGTGATGTATCTGGAGTAGTAATGGGGTCTGGGGTCTGGGTACCCGTGTTCACACCTGTGTTCACACCACCTGTCACGCGTGACTCTGCGTGACATGTCACGCGTGACAACTGGTCGAGCGTCACGCGCTCGTCGCCCGTGACATGCGTGACATGGAGCGCCTTCAGCTGTGCCATCGTGACCATGCCTCCCGGCACGACGCCGACGGCGCGGAGGTCTTCGAACAGCATGGTTCTGCGTGCTCGGGTGCGTGCCTGGCGCTCGGTTTCATTGCTCTTTCGGGCATCGCGGCGCCCTTGGCCCTCGGCAATACGCCCTTGTGCCTTGGCGATTTGTTCATCGCAGCGCTTGCTGTGCCGCAATCCGTCTTCTGCCACGGGGAAGTAGCGCTCGGCGACCTTCTTGACCGCAGCCTTGTCCGCCGCAGTGATTGCGCCGGCGATGATGTACAGCTCGGCCAGGCTCTCTGGCAGCGCCTGCTCTTCCGAGTAGTACGCCAGCATCAGCTTGAAATAGACGCCGTGGTCGGTCAGGGACAGTCGGGTCGTGTCCTTGAGGTAGTCGCCCGGATACATCTCGAAGTAGATCATCAGGGTTCCCCGGCACCATGCTTGCAGCGTGCCGCAGCAGCGGGGCTGCCAATCCTGGCCAGCTCATGCTCGTTGGGCGGCAGCGTCTCCAGCCGGTATGTCTCACCCAGGCTGTTGCGCCAGCGGTACGCAGTGGCGCGGCTCACGCCGAAGTGCCGGACAATGGCCTCAACGGTTGGGAAATCGCTGAGCTCGACTGCCCAGCGCATGAACTCCATGACGATCCTGGTGGTGTTGTAGCCGGCAAGGGCGTGCTGCGGCGCGCTGCGCCGCGGCTTCTGTACAGACAACGCCGAGGCTACGGGCGCCACGGCTGGCTCTCGCTCGGCCGGAGCGGCGCAGAGCGCAGGACCACAGCGCAGACCGAGGGTCGGACTGATGTTCATCCTGTCGCCCCCGCATGGCCCGATACGGGGACCTCACGTCCCATCGCGGTGCTCAGCTGCCGCAGGCTGGGAAGCCGCCGCCTGGCGGCCGCCGGGTCGTTGAGGTCCTGCAGCGCGAGCTGCCAGCGGTATGCCGTCGCACGCGAAAGGCTGAATCGCTTCTGGAGCGCATCAACCCGCACCGGCTGCGGCTGCTCTTTGGCCCAGAGGACTACATCCACCATGGGCAGAAGAGGCACCACACTTTCGGGGATGCGACGGCCGGCACTGTCGAATTCGCTGACCACGGCGATTGCCCAGCTCACCATTGCACCGCCGCTCATCGCTGCGCACCCTGCACCGCTCGCGGCGCCAGATCCTGCAGGTGGCCCGACACGTAGCGCTTGGCCGTCACCAGTTCCGCCTCGAGCTGACCGATCTCGTCCAGCGCGCGGCGCAGCTCGGGTATGTCCTTCGGGCAGATGCGGCCGTCGGCCAGGACGTTGGTGATCGCTTCGAGCGTGTGACCGAACTCCACCGACAGGCGGGCCACAGCCAGCACGCCGGCATGCGGCTCCATCATCGGAATACGGGCACCGAGAAAGCCATAGCGCTGGGCCAGCTCGCGCGAGCAGGCGTCGCGCCAGTGCGGCGGCAGCGCACGAACCCACGACTCTTCCAGGTCAACAGGCATCTTGACTGTGCCATTGCGGATACGGGCAATGAGCTGGCCGTTGGACTTCAGCGCTTTTTCGGCGCTGTCGGCGTCTACACCGACATGGAAGTGCAGGATGCGCTCGGCTGGCGCCACGTCCGCCATGTACTGCTCGGCGATCGCCTGGGCGAGGCTGCTGTCGGTGTGGCCGCTGTTGCGGATGGCGTCCGTCGTGTGGCGGAACACCACCGAAGAGCGCGGCTCGTGGTACTGAGGATCAGGCTTCATTTACGCACCTCGGGAGGCGATGCAAAGTGGTCGCCATGGACAGGACGACCGAAATTCAGGGATTGGGTGGCTTGCGGATCGCGGCTCAGGGGTCTGACCAGACGCGGTTACGCCGCGTCGACCGGCACAATCCGGTCAGCGTCTGGGTCGGTCTCCGAGCAGGCGAGTTCGCCGAAGATGTCAGGCCGCAGTTCATGCCTCGAGACTTGGGTCATCGCCTCGATCGACAGGATGTGGTGCGCGGCAACCGGCCGACGGCCTGTGCGCCATTGCGAAACCAACGCGGGGTGAACCTTGAGCAGGCGCGCTAGTGCGCCCTGCCCTCCTACCGCTTCGATGGCCTTTTGGATCGGTACCACGGGGTGGTTGGGCTCGTTCATGCGCCAAACATAGCAGTGCTATTTACCTCTGTAAATAGCATCGCTGTTCGTTTTCCTGAACACCTTCAAATAGCATCGCTATATGCCTAGGCCAGCCAACCCCAAGACCGCTGAAGGCCGCGCAATCGCGGAGGCCATCACCCGCGCCGGCCTGACCCAGGCGCTGGTTGCCGAGCGACTGGAGGTCACCCCAAGCTTCATTTCTCAGTTTTCGACTGGCTTGCGACCAGTGCCGTGGGACAAGGCAGAGGCTTTGGCCGATGTTCTCGGGCTGCAGCCCCAGGAAGTAAGCGCTGAGTACGCTCGCCTGATGGACAGTTTCGGCACGTCTCAGGTTGCGAGACTTAACGCCGATATCGTCGTGGCCGCCATCGCTGTGGTGCGCAAGGCTCTAGATCTGGCCACAGGCGAGACATTTGATGTCGAGCAATCGCCCGATCTGTTCGCCCAGGCGCTGCGCGTTGCACTTGCCGCGGATTTGAGGAAACAGGGGAAGCGTACAGATGGATCTCGATCAGGAGATGGACAAGCTGGCTCAGCTGATCGCGCTGCGCGCGCAGCGGAAGATGGGCGAGAAGCCCAAGCTCACGGTGGTCGGAAGCGTAAAGCCGGCTGAGCTGCCAGCTACAGCACCTGATGGAGTCAGTAGGCAAATCACGTACTCGGCGGGCCGCATGGACGTCGTACTTCGTGAATCCCACTGCCGGATGATTCGGCACTTTCAGAGGCGCTGGGGCGCTCCCATGCAGCTCCTGATCGATCAGGCTTGTTTCGGTTACATGGGCATCGAACAGCTTCCGGATGCTGACCTGATCCAGCTGCATAGGGACCTGGAGCGCGCCGAAGATTGCCTGCGGGACGGCGTCAGCTTTGAAGATGCCGGCTTGCTCCGCAGCCGCTATGGATGAGAGGCATGACCGATGAGGAAGAACTTATCTGCCGCTGGAATCGTGGTGCTGGCCCTTTGCGGGTGCGTCAACGCAAGCAATCCTAGCAACGATCCTGCGCGCGCCGCAGCTGCCCGTGCATCTGCATCGGCAGCCGAGGCTGCGACAAAAGCTCAAGAGGCTATCGACACGCTCAAGGGATCAGCGGCCGAACTGTGCGAAGGCGAGTCCACTGCTGCCGAGCGCATCATGAAGGCAAGGCAGATGGGCACACCCATGGCTACCGTCATGGCGACTGCGACGAAGTATGGTGAGCCGTACGTGGGCTTCGTCCACAAAGCATTTGAACTTCCTCGCTTGACCAGTGATGCCGCCAAAGACGTGGTCACGGGGGAATTTAGAGACGCTGCATACAGCGACTGCCTCAAGCGCTGGGAATTCTGATTTCTTAACGGATTCAGAAATGCATTGAGGCAAACGCGCCTCGTAAACAGCATCGCTATTGTATTGGTTAGATAGCAGCGCTATTGTTCCGTCATCGGCAGCCGCCGGAACGGAGACCTAGCAATGCCCCTGACCCTCAGCACCAAGCGCACCGCCCGCGTCGGCATGGCCGCCTTGGCGTGCTTCATCGCCCTGGGCGTGGTTGCCTGGGCCACCCCCGTCGATGCACCCGCCGCGGCTACCGGCGACGCGCCAGACGGCCTCGTGATCACCAGCCCCCGCATCTGCGCCGCCCTGGCTGTGTATGAGCTGGCCGCCGGGGACGATTGGGCGCTGCGTGCCACCGTCGCCAACACGACCCTCAACGCTTTCCGCGATGCAGACCGGGTGCCCGACTGTGCGGCAGGTGTCACTGCGGCGCTGACGCAAAATTTCGAGCCGGCGCGCTGGCAGCTTTCCCTCGACGCGGCCGATGCCGTCCTGAGCGGCTCCTATGAGATTTCCCCGGCGGCATGCGTCCGGGCCAATGCGGTTGTCCCCCTGTCGACCGCAGACGGCAAAGAGCCGAGCACCTCCCCGGTGCTGGCCCGGGCGCAGTGCGTCATGCACGAACTGGCCTTCGTGGAGGTGGCGCCATGATCACCGGCCTCCGTACTGAACAGCGCGCCGCGATGATCGGCGCACAGCGCCTGCCCCTGAGCCCCACCGAATCTAAGGTGCTGCAGCTGATCATCAACGCAGGTGACACCCCGATCAGCCGCTCCGCGCTGGAAGAGAGCCTGTATGGCGGTACCGGCCGTAAATCGAACACCGTCGAGGTGACCATTTGCCGCCTGCGCCAGAAGCTGGCCCAGCACGGCTACCGCATCAATGCCACCCGCAGCCGTGGCTACACGATCAGCCAGGTCGGTGCAGCATGATCGCCGCCATCACCTACCCGCTCGCACAGCGCGCGGCCGTTGCCGCCAAGGCAGCCGCTACCGCCGCCACTGGTATGGGCTTCGCCCCGAACCAGGTCGCCGCAGCCGCTGACGTTGCCGCGCACGCAGTGCTCGAGCGCCGCTCCAGTGCCGGCCGAGCCATCGCCGACGTGCGCAAGAGCCTGCGCCGCATGGTGCGCGCACAAGGCGGTGCAGCATGAGGGCGCCAGCGATCAAGCTCCCAGCACCTGACCTGACACCGGACCAGCGCGCGGCCTTGGAGCGCGCGAAGCGCCCCCGCCGGCATCCCTACCGCGTGTACTGCACGCACCAGGCGAGCGCGCAGCGTCAGCGCGAGGCAGAAGAGCAGCGCCAGCGCGTCGCGCCGAACCTGCACAGGTTGGTGCGCTGATGGACGGCCTGCATCCGATCGGCGGCGGCCTGGACGCGGTGATCGTCAGCACGGCCACGCCGACGCCTGAAGAGAGGCTGCAGCGGTACGCGGCAGCAGTTGCTGCCCACCCGTGCCGCTGGTTCTCGCTCCGCGTGCAGTTCGGCCAGATCCTGCAGCGCTCGCTCAAAAAGGGCATCCGGGTGGGCTACGCGGCGTGGCAACGGCAGATGCCGGCCCTCTGGCCACGCACACAACTCCGCTGACGCTTCGCCGGCGGCATCCATGGACATCCGCAACCAGCTCGACATCTTCGACCACGACCCAGCCCGCCTGGCCAAGGCCAACCGCGTTGCGGCCGAGAACGCCCTGACCGATCCGTTCTTCTCCGCGAAGGTCCGACAGGACCGTCACGACTACTACATCGCCGAAGCCGAACGCCTTGAGCGCTTGGCAGCCATGGCCGAGAAGCCGGCCACCACCGCAGCCTGAGATCTCCCGAATGAAACAGCCTCAGCCCAGCGACGCCAAACCTTCAACTCCGATCCCCGATAGCGCGATTGAAGCGTTCCGCGCTGCCTACGCCACCCATGGCACCCAAAAGGGCTACGCGGAAGCCATCCGCGCCGGCCTCGCCGCCGCGGCGCCACTGATCAGCCATGACGCCCTGCTCTCGCTCGAGCAGGATGCGCAGGCCTACCTGGTGCGCCAGCTGGACATTGCCCTGAATGGTGAAGCCGCCGCAGCGCGCGAGCCGGTGCTGGCTGATCTTCTGAGCCAGTGTCAGAACGAGGTTCGCCGCCGCAGCGGTCCAGTTTTGACCACGCTTCCGATCGGAGTGCAGCACCACCTACGGCAGGTGTTCAGCGATATGGCCGACCGCGCGCGCCTACTGACCGACGCCGCCGTGCGTGAAGTCGTGCTGGTGGGCACTACGGAGGTGCGCTGTGGCTGACCAGGCGATCGCCGGCGCTCTGCCGGATGCAGAACTGGAGATCCTTCGCCATGCCCTGGGCGTCGGCGACTGCGGTAGAGAGCGCAGCTACCGAAATCACTTCGTCACCGGCCCAGGCGGCGCCGACCACAAGCACTGCGTGGCGCTCGTAGCGCGCGGGTTCATGGTCCAGCGCGCGGGGAACGCGATTACCGGCGGGAGCGACCTGTTCAACGTCACCGAGGCCGGCCGAGTAGCGGTGCAGGAGCACACTCCGCCGCCGCCGAAACTGACCAGGTCGCAGCAGCGCTACCAGCAGTTCCTGCGCTACGACGGTGGTGTGACGTTCGGCGAATTTCTGCGGGGCTGGCGATGACTACGATCACCACAGACACACACAGCGCAATGGATAGGCCAGAGATCATCGGCGGCGACGCTATCGCTGAGGCAAACGGAAAACTCTGCTCGTTCTCGATGCGATGGGAACTCGATGGCGACTACATGCGCTGCCGGATCTGCCAACGCCCACAGCTGACCAGCTACGCACGCTACCCGTTCCCGCACGTGGCCGGCTGCAAGGGCGCGAAAGCCCATGAGGCGCATCCGTGGGTCACCTTCGTGCAGCTGATGGCTCCGCTCAGCCATGCGGTGTGCAATGGCTGAGCCGCGACCTATTGGCCTGCTGCTCTCAAATGACCAGCGTGCCGTCTCCACGAATGCTCGTCACATGTCGCAGCAGCTGCGCAGCAAAATCTATCGCTTCGCGATCAGCCATCTGACGGCTCGGCACAGGCTCCATCAAGTGCCTGTGCACAACGGAATCGCCTTGGCTCACTTCCACGTAAGCGTCGAAGTAGCCAGTGCCATCCGATCGCTGCTGGCAACGCGCTTGGAGCACGTGCCCGCTCTCGTTGATCTCGCGATGCAGTGTCTGAGCAATCTGCGAACGGGCGGTGCGAACGCCAGCTTCGCGCGCATCTTCCAGCGAGCCTGGAACAGCAAGCCCATGCCCAAATCTGACTGTATTTCCATTCGGCTGTTTGACCTCCACGACATGCACAGACCAACCGTTGGTTGTCTTCTTCACGTCGACCTTTGCAAAGAGACCGTCCTGATGAACGAGAAAGACTTCGGAATGATCGGGTTGGATGTGCGACATGGCATCGGCTCGCTGGGGTTTGCCCGAGCTTATCACCGCGGAGATCGTTCCAATGGCTGACGGCTCCCACGCTTTCAACTTCCCCATGCCGCAGCGCTCCCGGCTGCGCCCCGGCGAGATCGTCGTGGATCTGTTCGCCGGCGGTGGTGGCGCATCGGAAGGGCTCAAGCAGGCCCTCGGCATCGATCCCGCCCTGGCCTACAACCACGACGAGCTGGCCATCGGCATGCACGCCGCCAACCACCCGCTGACCCAGCATCACCGCGAGGATATCTGGCACGCCGACCCGCGCGTGGACGTGGCCGGCCGCCCTATCGGCTGGTTCCATGCGTCGCCGGACTGCACGCACTTCAGCCAGGCCAAGGGCGGCCAGCCGCGCAGCCGGAAGACCCGCGCATTGTCGTGGGTGGTGTTGAAGTGGGTTGGCCAGCTGCTGCGTGCTGATCGGCTGCACGGGACCAACACCGCGCCGCGCATCATCTCCATGGAGAACGTGTGGCAGATCCTGACCTGGGGTCCGCTGGTGGCAAAGCGCTGCTGCAAGACCGGCCGAGTGATCACCCTGGACTTGGTCCAGGCCGTGCACCCGGAGTCGGGAAAGCCGCTGTTCCGGCGTGGCAAGCCGGTCATGGTCAACCGAGTCGCCGACAAGGGCGAGCGGGTGCCCGTCGAGCGCCAGGCTCTTGTCCCCCACAAGCGCTACAGCGGTCGCACTTGGCGGCAGTTCGTCGCGGCACTGCGGGCGCTGGGCTACGCGGTGGAGTGGCGCAAGCTTGTGGCTAGCGATTACGGCGCCGGCACCAGCCGCGAACGCCTGTTCCTGCTCGGCCGCCGCGACGGCCAGGCCATCGTGTGGCCCGAGCCTACCCATGGCACAGCCCCGGGGCAGAAGCCGCGCGTGACTGCTGCTGACTGCCTGGACTTCTCGATTCCCTGCCCATCCATCTTTACTCGGGACCGACCGCTGGCCGACGCCACCATGCGCCGCATCGCCAAGGGCGTCATGCGGCACGTCATCAACTCGGCCGATCCCTTCATCGTCCCTGCAACACACCAGGGCGGCGATCGCGTGCACAGCGTGCGCGACCCCATGCGCACCATCACCGCCGCCAATCGCGGCGAGCTGATGCTGGCCGCGCCGGAGCTGGCGCCATTCCTCACCGAGCATGCGAACGCAAGCCGCCAGCGGACGATGCCGGCGGACGAGCCACTTCCTACTGTCTGCGCGGGGGTGAAGGGTGGGCACTTCTCGGTGGTATCCCCGACACTTGTCCAGACCGGCTATGGCGAGCGCGAAGGCCAGGCCCCGCGTGCACTCGACCTGCAGCAGCCGCTGGGCACGATTGTCGCGGGCGGTGTGAAGCACGCTGTGGCCGCGCCGCACCTGGTGAAGTTCCGTGGCGACAGCCTCGGCACGGCGGCCACCGAGCCCATGCCGACGATCACTTCTGGTGCTGGTGCAGCCAGGCCGGCCGGCGCAGCGCATGCTCTCGGTGTAGCCGCCACCTCGCTTGTGACGCTGCGGCGGAACATGGTCGGCGCCGATGCGCGAACGCCGCTCACCACCGTAGCCGCTCAGGCCGAACACCACGCGGTATCGAGTGCCTTCATGGTCCAGGCCGCACACGGCGAAGGTCGAACTGGCGGCGTCCAACGCTGGGGAACGGGCAGCAAGGATGCTCGCTCACCGGTCGGCACGGTCACTGCCAGTGGCAACGGCGGGCACGCGGTGGCAGAGGCGGAGCTGGCGCAACTGTCCCCCGAGCAGGAGGCAGGTGCACTGCGAGTTGCCGCGTTCCTGGTGAAGTACTACGGCAGCGGCATCACCGTGGGGCTGCATGACCCCGTGGACACGGTCACCACCAAGGACCGCTTGGCGCTGGTCACCGTGGTCATCAAGGGTACGCCCTACGTGATCGTGGATATCGGCCTGCGCATGCTCAAGCCGCATGAGCTTTTCCGTGCGCAGGGCTTCCCACGGACCTACATCATCGACCGCACCGCCGACGGCACCGAACTGAAGACCACAGCGCAGGTCCGCATGTGCGGCAACAGCGTCAGCCCGCCACCGATGTTCGCGATCGCAGAGGCCAACCTTGACCCGGTGCCGGCCGACATGGCGGTGGCGGCATGACCGGCGCTGCCCTGGCCAAGCACGTTGCCCGCGTGCTGCTGACCGAATGCCGGGCGCGCCGACACGGCCTCGGCTTCTGGTTCGCCTTCAACGCTGCACAGCGCGCGCGCATGCGCGCGACCGCTCCCGCACCACTGCCGGCATCGCCACGCGCACCGGCACTGCCGGCCCAACTGGACCTGTTCGCATGATCCACATCGGAGACTGCCTGGAAGTGATGCGCGGAATGGCCGCCGGCTCGGTCGACGCCATCGTGACCGATCCGCCCTACGGCCTGTCGTTCATGGGCAAGCGCTGGGATTACGACGTACCCAGCACCGAGATTTGGGCCGAGTGCCTGCGCGTGTTGAAGCCTGGCGGCCACCTGCTGGCTTTCGCCGGAACCCGCACGCAACACCGCATGGCAGTGCGAATCGAGGATGCTGGCTTCGAGATCCGCGACATGATCGCGTGGGTCTACGGCAGCGGTTTCCCAAAGTCGCACAATGGTGCTTGGGGCGGTACCGCTCTGAAGCCAGCGCTCGAACCGATCACGGTGGCCCGCAAGCCTCTTACAGGTACGGTGGCAGCCAACTGGCATCAGCATGGCACCGGTGGGCTCAACATCGACTCTTGCCGGATCGAGACGATGGACAAGCTTGGCGGCGGCGACCAATCGGCCGCGCCGAAGATTGCTTCCGATGGTTGGCACCGGCCATGGATGGAGGACGAGCAGGCAAAAGCCGCACATGCTGACCGTTGCAACACCAACGTAGCGAAGGCGGAAGCGCTGGGTCGCTGGCCTGCCAACCTGATCCACGATGGCAGCGAGGAAGCACTCGCGGCATTCCCTGCAGCGCCGGGACAGAAAGCGAACCTGAGCGATGATGGGGAAAGCGCCCGATTCTCGGTCGTGTACGACGGCGGGCCCCTCCCGCGAGGCGGCGAAGCGAGTTCGAACAGCGTCAACGATGGAGCGGTGGGCTTCAAGATGCGTCCTGGTGCACGCCGTTTGGATAGCGGCAGCGCTGCCCGGTTCTTCTACTGCGCCAAGGCAACGCGTGAAGACCGCAACGACGGCCTCGATTCTGGCCCGGTGCCAGCAGTATCGGCTGGCGCAACGATGCGCGACCGCGAGACTGCCAACTGGCCGGCGCGGAACGGCAACCACCACCCCACCGTGAAGCCGACTGACCTCATGCGCTACCTGTGCCGGCTTGTCACTCCTGCCGGCGGCACGGTGCTGGACCCGTTCATGGGTAGCGGCAGCACCGGCAAAGCTGCCGTTCTCGAGGGCTTCCAGTTCATCGGCATCGAGCTGGACCCCGCCTATGCCGCAATCGCCGAGGCGCGCATCCGGGTCGCACAGCCTGGGCTTTCATTTGGAGACGTCGCATGAGCCCAGGACGCAACGCCGCATCTATCCGCGCTGCTCTTCGCGGCCCAGCGCCCGCACACGTGACGGCGCGCGACATGATCCGCCGCCACTGCCGGGAGCACGGCAAGCAGCTTGCCTGCCTTGCGCCCGCCTGGGGCTGCCAGGTGTTCAGCGTTTGGCGCGCATTCGGCCGGACGTCCCGCCCCCTGCAGCCGCATCAGGTTGAGGGCGCCATCACAACGCTGCATCTGGACGAGTTCGATGCGAACGAGCTACGGCTGCGTGCTGCTCGCGAAGCAGGGTGGCACATCGATCCCAAGATGCTGCTCGAGGGCGGAGCATGAGCGGCGATGCCTCGACCATCAGCACAGCACCGCCGCAGACTGCGAGTGACGCCGTGCGCGAGATGCGAGCAGCAGGCCGCGCCGGTCATGCGGTGCCGGCCGATCAGGTGAATCGATGGGCCACCACGCTGATGCGTCTGTTCGGTCAGCAGCGAGCCGTCAGGCTCGAGCAATGGGGCGGATCGTTCTGGTATCAGATCGATGAAAGGCAGTGGTACCGAGCCCTTGCAGCTGGCGAACAGGTCCGGGCTCTTTACACCCAGCCGCTTCTCCACGAGGTTCGCAGGGCCGGCAAAGATCGGGATCACATCTGGTCGGCGGATCGAACGCACTGCACCGTCTGTAACGACCCCTTCGATTGGGCCGATCCGTACTGCAACCCACCCAAGCCACCGGCGCCGATCGCGCTGAAACCCCAGCCGTTCAATCCGTCCTGGGTTCTCCCGCTGCTCGACCGACTGGAGCGAGCGTTGAAGCGTGAAGGCAAGCGGGAAAGGGACGAGTGGGGTTTCCGAATTGCGCAGATGCGTAAGTCAATCGAAGAGCATACGAAGGAGAAATCACATTGACCGTTGAGCACATCAAGGCCGCCGCGGGCGAGCGGTCACCACTGATCCACCAGCAGCGCGCGGCCATAGCGGTTGCAGCAGCTCTCGAAACCGCCCTGACCAGCACGCGCCCCGCCAGCGGCGGCGGCCGCGCATTGACCTTCACCTTCGCCGGTGAGCCGCAGCTGCGGGCCGCGTGCGACGCCTGGCGCGCATACGCCCTCGCCACCATCGACACGCAGGCGCCGCTGGCGGAGACGGCGACCCAGCGGCTGACGGCCCAGATCGGCCTCGCGCTTTTCGATGACCCCACCATGGACCTGACACAGATCGCAAACCTTGTATCCACGGCGCGGGCGGATTCGCACACTGCGCTCCTGTTGGCGCCCACCACTGAAGTAACGGAGGCCCGAGATGGGCGCAGCTGAGAACATCCCCGAAGTCCTGCTGAAGCTCGAGCAGGTCGAAGCTCAGACCGGGATGAAGAAGAGCTACATCTACCGCGAGATGGAGAAGGGCACTTTCCCGCCCAGGCACAAGGTCGGCGGCGGCACTCGCTGGTACCAGAGCGACATCCAGCGTTGGATCCGCGCACGCAGGAGCGCCCCGCAGTGGACGCCCGACGATGTGGGGCGGCCAGCGGCCAACTGCGACAGCAGCGGAGCGTAAACGGTCACCGAGCGGTCACCGCGCGGCACTG